TCTTTATTCGCTAGGATTTACTATCCCAGTGTTCTTAAAAGTTATATTTAGATCCAGTTTTCTTCCTGTCTTCTTGCTGGTTGTTCGTATTTTGAACGTCTTTTCCCAGACTTTATCTATTTCCGGCGCTCCCAGGATACTTGAAATCGGGGCTGATAGGATGTTGGGGGTGCCCAGTGCGGACGGGTCCTCTTCATCAACTGCCAGCTGCTGAAAGCTCGGCTCTATATAAATAAACCTTCGTCCTGATTTGGTGTATTGGTTCGTCGGTGCTTCAAACATAAATAGTTCTTGGCGTAAAAAGATCTGTCCTCCGTTATCCACCATTTCAACTTTAAAAATAGGCGTAGGATTGGAGACATTCCCATGCACATCGATTGCGCGGGCGCAATAATAATAAACTGTATTTGGAATTATCTCGTCTTTAAGGTCCTCGGAAGGGGAGACATTGCCGGCAATAGTTCGCACTAGCCCAGATTCAAAATCTGCATAAGTGGTAGGCTCTGTGTTTATTCTAAATAACTGATATGATTCCACAGGATCATCGGATAGGAAACTGAGTCTCTCGATGTTATCGAATGATGTCTGGATGCCCGTCTCGGCCAAATATTGCTCAACAAAATATGACTTATCCTGCTCTAGAATGGCTACTGGCTTTTGAGATTCTCTGCCCGTCGATGGTTGGAGAAGGATCTTTACTCGGTTATTAATTCCCTGAAAGGGGTAAAAGGATATGTCCGGCTGGACGGGTGGTTTATCGTGGATAACTGTTGCTAGAGTACCATTAATATACGGAACCAGCACTGCTTTAACATTGGAGGTGTTAAAGGCTTTAACAGTAGTATCATAACGAGTATATACTTCGGACAATTCAACTTGAGTTTGAATGGGTGTAGCCTCGACTTCCAGGGTGCCGTTCGGGAATGCATATCTATACTCATTGCCAAATATCAATGCTACTCTTTCTACAGTATATCGATATTTTACTCCCATCTTTACCTGACTATCATAATAGGTAATGTTTCGCGACTCAAGGTCCATAAAATTAGTGAGATAAAAAGTTTGGCGTGGGGCTGCGTTTGGCCCATCGCTATCGCGGTATTTCTTGACGACAAACATTAATGTTTCCACATGACATGAGTTGCCATTAAGCATTTGCTGAAAGGATCGAGTTGATTGGTCGGACAGGATTTCTAGGGTCGCGACTGCGGAGTCGATCTGATCATTAACATCAATGGAGGGGTCCTGCTCTGTTCCAACCGGGGGGCGATCATGGAGACCGCCGACGCCCGCAATTACGTGGTCTTGTGCGATTTGATCGGCAATCTCGGATGATTCCTCATCAATTTCATCCGTGGCCGATTCGAGATCATAAACCAGGGGATATTCAATAGTAGGTGCCCTGTTGGTAAAAGGCGCATCGTCGGTTGCGGCTGTCACATGTTTTATCTGGGCTTTGAAACTCATCGTTTGGGCATCTGTTGCCCTCAGACTTTCGATGGCTTTTACCTGCAGCATATCTATTAAGTCTAATCCATTCTCGACAGGCTGGCCAGTATGTCCGGCTAGGGTTGGGAGAATCTCCCCATCGACAGAGTAGCCCGGGGTGGGAATAGTAATAACGTTATAAAAAGGAGCATCAGGGCTAACATTATTCTCCTCTAAAATCTCGTGATCTCGATGGAGAACAAAAATATCTTTTTCAATAATGGTCGAAAGTGACGCTAAGTTAATGGTTGGGGCGGCTAGAGCTTCAGAATAAAGACGATAAAAACCAGTAACATGCTGTTCGGTATAGCCGAAGCCATTGGCCCAGGAAACGGTCTGTTGGAACCATCGACGATCAGATCCGTCCGCTGCATCAGCGATTTCTTGATGATCCAGAGATAGAGCTGTTACATACCGTCCGCCAGCCAATGGAGACTCAGATTCGTTTTGTAGTTCAAGCTGCAAATAGTAGCCATTTGGGATAAGATGCTCGGGAACATTGTCGGGTGCAATAACATCTTCATAAGCAGGAAACCCGCCTTCGTATCTCTCATATACAGATTGGATAGAAAATTCGGAGCCGGCTCGTTCTCTTATAAGAGGATCAGCTGAGTCTAGGAAGAATTTGGTTGTATGGTCGTGGAGGGGGGTGTCTATGAGTCCATGAAAGATCCCCGGAGTTTGGTCAGCATGAGTTAGGGGGCGCTCGGGGGCTGGCCGATTATCGAGGACATTCTTTAGTCGAGATGCGATTGCCTGGGCAGGAGCGAAGACTGAAAGGTCCCCATTATTGGGTATGCCAACGTATCGAAAATAGTTTCTGGCTGTTTCAGAGATACCGGCATAACTAGACCATGCAGCGTCTGAAAATTGCAAGTTTATGGTATTCTCTCCTGTGGGGTAGGGCGCAAGATCACCAACAATGTTATAATCGAGGATGATGTTGGTGCCATGATTGGGTCCGACGAATTGTGCTGCCACGCTGCCGCCCATGGCGCCTTGAGTGGGATCTAGAGCATTAGGGTTAGTCGGGGTCACTTGTGCGCCGGCAGACCATAGGGCGTTACCTTGGGTGCCGGGATACTCTAAGTAATAGGCTCCAAGCAGACCGCGGAACCTGTCGATGGTTCCCCATCGGGTTCGAATCATAGGGTGGAAGCCGTCTGGATTATTAGTGCGCTGGCGCGTGCCAACTTGTGTAGAATTCACCAATGTAATTCTATCCTGATAGGTGCTAACAGGCATATCCTTAGTACCTCACTCCAGCGATAGCTGCTTTCTGCCGGCGCTCTTGTCTAGAATCGCGACTGCCGCGGGTGACGTCTATGGCGCCAGCCCTAGGGGTGTCCGCTGGAATATTCTTGGCATATATCATCTCTGTTGAATTGATGTACTTGAGCATCTGTTTGTTCGCTCTGTTGATGTTTTGATATATCGAAGAATAAAGTTGTCTGTAACCGGGGGAACTGGACAGCTTTGCCGAGGGAGCGGGACCCAAAATAAAGATAGAGGCCAGAGGCTCTAGTCCCACTTGGGCTGTTGGGACGTCCAGGGTGTTGGAGATCTTCACTAATCGACATATCAAAGAAGCACCGGTGGCTACAGCCTTTTCATATATTGCCGGGGTCATAAGGTCCCAGTTCTGACTTCCAATCTCCACAGATTTCTTATCTCCGTATTCAGCTAAATATTGTACCTGAACTATAGATCCAAAATTAAGTATATTTGTCATAGTATCAGATTGCTGAATAACATTAAAGTCTTCTTGGGCTTTTTGCAGCGCCAATGAGCCGCGGACGCTGTCCGAACTCACCATATGCGTTATATTTTCAAAGTTGGTTATAGATTTATTAACCAGTTCCATAACTAAGTCGGATTCAGCTGGGCGGTGTAAGAGATCTTGAATGTATTGGGGAGCCGCAACAGATCCACTAGCCATAGAATCGGCACGTGTTTGGGGGGTTGCAAAGACAGATCCAGAGGAAAAATATTCCGTTGATGAAATGCCTGTTGGATTCTGAATTTCGGTGTCAAAGACCATCTTTCGAAGACTCTTTTGGTTTGCTTCTGCCGTGATTCCAGATGCAGCTATTATCTCTACTGTATTTGTTTGGGGAGTTTTTGAAGGCTGTAAGTTAGTTGTGTCGGAGTCTTCTACATTGCTCCGTAGAAAAGAAAGAAAATTACCAGTTGTGTTCTCCAAACTAGTGGTGGGAACGACAACTGGATTCGCGCGAAGACCAACGGATTGGGGTGTTAAAAACCCTACCTGATTTATGGCTCCTGCTGATGGGTTGTTAATAGAGAACTTCTGTAGCTCAGCGGCTACTCTTGATTGCATAGAATTATAACTTATGGTGGGGACCGGAGAACTAGAGCCCATAATACTCGCTTCGATATAGTTTAACCCTACGCTTTTCGTGTCGGGAATTTGAAAGCGCTGTGAGAGAACCTTGACGAGTCGGGGCGCCGAATTGCCACGTGGGTTAGAAATATTATCCTGAACATGTTTAGCATCCGGACGCAGCGATAATCCCGGCGATACACTAGTCTGCAAATGAACACAGAAATTCTGTATCATATCTATCACCAGCGCTCGATTACTCTCAGCATCCAGAGCACTAACAGACATCATAGCCATCAGATAGCGCTGCCAGGCCGAGCGAGAGATTGTGCGGAAAGGCGCGCGACCAAAAATAAATTGTATACAAGCGATGTATGTATCTATTAAGTCCTTAATTGATTCAGAGGAAGGCTGAGGTCCGGCGCCGGTGTATCTGCTCAGGGCGGTCGATAGGTTGGAATAAGACGCCTTAATAGAGTCTAGGGTATCATCATGTAAGATGATCTCTATTTTATACTCCACCATATTGTGACTCAGCTTATCTGTCGTTTTATCTATAAAGCTCATATTCACGATTGTATTATTGTTAAATTTACTAAGGATGCGAAGCCCTTGATTTAGAGAAGCCACCTGAACATAATCGTTCTGAGCCTGCAATCCGCCCTGAATTGCTATTCCTGGCGTTAAACTGTTCGACCTGTTGTTTAGTTGAGTCTGCTTCTGATATACTACAACATCTTTTATTTGAGCTGCTGAGAGCAGTGTCGCTGGATTTACAATGGACCTTCCAAGATTAGTATTATTTTGTGCGAAGCTCAAGTGATTAAAGGAAAACACTGCATGTACGTATCCCGATTTATTTCTTGAAAAAGTTGCAGGGGATAGGTAGGCTGGCTTGGTATTCAGAAGATCTTCTTTGCGGCGCCGGGGAGAGAAGGTTAGACTTTCACCTAGACTCAGTATTCGGTGATCTTTGTTCTTCGCATTTAACGCTGGCATTGACAATAGTCGGGGCTGAGAATGGGTAGTAGGGGCGTACCCCGCTGTTGGGGTGTCAGCGATATGATGGGCTGATCCAGGCCAAATCTGATTCTCTGATCCGTAATCGGGGGTGGTATCGGCTAATCTATATAAGTTAGTGGCAGAGGGTGTAACACCATTCACCATAATAGTCTCACGGACCATATTTCCAATCCTTAGTCCAGTAGGAGTCTCTATATAGGAAACCACTAGCGCATAAATGTTTTTTGTATTTCTGGGGAATGACTTGGTGACCTGATGTGTCATGGAATAAACCGACTGCGCATTGGTGGTTTGGATGTTGGCGGTTAGCTCAAAGTCAGCCGGAACAAGAGACAAATTATACCGATCTGTCGGGGAGGCTGCAATCATTTCCAATAACTGCTGAGGATTGGCAGTCAGAAGCTCTATTGCGCGAGCGGTGGGGGCACAATAAACATAATTAGAAACCTGAGTTAGTGGATTAAGACGCGTAACTTGATTGGCAATAGATAAGGAAACAACAATGTTTCTCTCTACATCCAAGCGTGTCTGTATCTCCCTAATCAATACGAACGGGGTCGAGCGCTGATATGGTCCTGTTGCGACGCTCATTCGCATGGCTCCTCATTTATTGTAGTATAAAGATTACGATTGAATCTGAGTCGGCTTGCTGTTGTAGTAAGAGACGCAGGAGCAATGTTCAACTCCTCAATGACTTCATCACTTACTTCTTCGTCGACAAATACATTCATATAATATTCTACATTCTCCGTGGTGGGTGCCACAAATTCTCCGCCGGAGAGGTCGGCGAATGCCTTCTGGCTCCAAGTGGTGCCGGGGCCACTAGTTGGCTCCTGCTCATATACTTCTAGCTCAAAGTTTTCTGATTCAAAATCAGTGTTATTTTCTATAATCTCAAGCATAAGGTAATTATCCCTTAATGCTAAAAATACTTCTGTTTCTCCTAAGCGGTCTGTAATGGCGGCGGCAAGAGAGGCATCGTTGCTAAAATAGGTCTCGTAATCTATCGTGATATTGATTTGAGGGATATTCCGAATGACGGTTCGATCGTTATCAGTTTCCAGACCGGGCAGCTCTTCTTCAGTATATCTTTCGGCTGAAACAATTGTTGGTTCAGAGAGAAGAGTGAGTTGCCATGCCGCGTTGTACGGAGTGTTAAGCGATGAATTGCCGATTATATGATTAGTAAGGTATTGTTGTTCTGCATAAATCTGTTGGTTGCGGCGAGTATGCTCTTCAACGGTGGGCTCCGAGTTAACGCTGATGTTTGCTAACGAAGACCCCTCTTCATCTAGGAACTGAGTAACTCTTCGTTCTGCACTTGTCGTTTGGTTTTGAATTTTCAGACGGGGAGTATTATACTGAATTCTGGGTTTCGTCTCGTTCTGGACTTCCTGGAGCTGTACTCCTGAGGAGTCCTGACTTCCTCCTACATCATATAAGATGTCATCATCAAAGAATGCATAGTAAGTAGGGTTTAACTGCCCGCGTCCTAGAAGCTGCTTTCCATATTCCGTTAGCTGAACGTCTAACACTTCCTCTTTTTTGTTAAAGAATTCCATTTAGTACATCGCCTCCATTAACTTAGTTCTCTGTTCGGTCGACATCGAGCGACTCATTGGTTGAGATATTGGTGTTCTGTTTAAGGTCCGTGGAGACATATTGAACTTGTTCGTTGATCTTTGCTAGCTCCACAAGAGAACAGAAATCATATGGCCAGTTATATGAATAGGGGCTCGTAATATTAGGTGTGATAGAATCAGTATTTTCGCTCACAAGCGACCGGCGGTAGGTCTCAAAATCCTTCTTCGCACGTTGCTTAACTTTAAAAACCATCCACTGCACAGGAGAATTCTCAGCAATCAGAAGATCAATAAGCTCTTTTTCTTCGACGTAGGCTTCTTGAGTTTGAAATTTCTCACCAATTTTAGGAGGTAGTCCTTGCCAAATATCTACCAAGTCTTGTTGAGTCAAATTAACAGAGTATTCAAACACATACATCATAATCGGGAGAACTGAGTCAAACTCTACAAAATCAAACTTTGGAGGAAATACATATTTATTCAGCGCATTAACGGCTTTCTCATATGTGGCAGTGTCTTTCGCGCCCGGTGGCATCGCGATAAACTGGCGCTCATTGTCCTTGTTTCGGAATGGAATAGCCACCAAAGCCTCGCTCATCGTAAAGCCGGGTTGGAGAGTGCCGATTCGCTTCGGAATACCGGTTGGCATGCCAATAATTTGTGCTAAATCTCCCTGTATGCTTCCGGAGCCGGCACTAACAACAGCAAAGATACCATCTTTTGAGTCCTCTGGGATCTGCCCGTACTGATGCCACATTCCCTTTACCTTAAATTCCTCAGCTCCAATGCCCGCGAGGACGGTTGATTCTGGAGGCACAGAAGCAGAAACGTGGGCAAAATTAAGGGCTGGGGTCTCAAACTTAGATTGGATTAGCCATCGATCCTTTTGCTCTACGGTGCCCGCGGGAACCGTCTCAAGTGTGTCTGTTAGGTTGAAACAGCTATCGATATTCATTTGCATAGGTGATGTGGATGCATCCGTGGTGCCGTTCATCGAGTTGCGCGTGAAGGTCATCGTGGTGTTGGCAAATATCTCTTGTAACGAGGGGATCCCTGACCATGTGGCTGTATACTCAAACTTACAGTATGCCGCGGCGCCGTAATAAGGAGGCGTAACGTGCGTCATCGATAGTCCATTGGCCGAGGTGGGCTTTGCCACTAACGGCTGTCCGAATGCCAGGGAGTTATCATATAAGGTAAATCGCTCAGTGTCAGGTCCCTGCTTGGCATTAGACGGAATAGGGGTCCTAAACAGCTTGAGTTGCATAGAATAAGTAGAGCCCGAGCGCACAGGCTGAAAACTCTCTTCGCGGGCGGACTGGAAGTTTGTCAGGCGTCCCATGAACATATTTGTTGTCTCACACAAAAAGTTGTCCATCGCCAGTTTATAAAGCTGGTCGCCCTGGAATGATACAAAGTCAATCGAGGAGTTTTGTCCCGAGGGGTAGGGTGTGGGCTCCGCGGCGCTATCTTTCGTACCCGTGTCATAGAGTTTAGTGCTTAGGGCGCCCCCTAATGGCAGCTGTTGCAATACGGTATTGTTGAAGAAACTTTCAGGCTTATAAAGAGCCTCAAAAGGAATTTTATTCGGTACATATCCGCCGGCGGCATCAGTGTCATCAAGCGGCACATTCAAAGGTATAGTGTAAGGGATCGCTATGGTTTTCTCCCGCTCATCACTATAAGTAAATAGATTAGACGGAGGTCCGGACGCGGGAGGTCTGTTCATAAAATCTGGGGATGAGGAGGTGTTTGCCAAAACAAAGTTAGATACAGCGATTCCCGACTTAATGGTATTATACAAGATCCCGGGGGAGACCATAGGTTCTAGTAAAATACGTAGGCTCTCGGCATTTGCATTAATAGAGGAACCATAGGATTGGGATAACAGTTGTGCTATTACCGCAGTACGCTCGGCTGGATAAAAGCCCTTATATGGTAAGAACTTAACCAGTGCGTCGCATTTGAGGGCTATCTTGTCTCTGATAATTTTAAGATCGCCAGACCTCTGTTCATTAAGATCGTTGTCAATAACACTAAAATATTTAAGGAAATCGCCATTTGTATAAATTCTGTAAAAACCATCTTGTGCGCTAGAGCTAAGACTAGATCCTGTTAATTCTAGGATATTATCCAGTGATGCCTGAAAATCACCCTCGTAAGTATTAATGTAGGTTTCTATGAGTCCGCTCATCCTAAATTCAGGAACGATCGAGTAGTCCTTTCCATGCGCGCGCATCTTCTCAGCATAAGACACATAATTTGAGTAGGGGCTCTTGCCTGACTGAGAGCCAGCTAGCCACTGCGCGTCGCCCACAAACACTGGGAATTCGGAGACCGGATCCTCCCCTAGCGGGAGACGCATGGCATATGTTGGGGCAGCGATGATGGCAGTTCGATCGCCTTCGAGGCTATAGCCGCTGTATCGAGAATAAGCATTTAGCAGTTCGCCTGCACCATCATTAAGGTTTGTTGATGCACTGGTGGTGAAATTTAGGTGCCCATCCATTGGCCACGTACTTTCGTACGCTACTGTTTGCCCCATTGATCCGAGCTGTCCGCCATAAGTTAAACTGCGTTTATCGCGACTATCGTCCCAGATATTAGTGATAGTGAATCTCGTGCGCGATCGAATTGCGGCTTTATATACATTTAGGGCCGAGGGGTATACTCGCTGGGAATAATTAACGGCGACGCTTAGTGGGCTGTATAGGGTATAGCTAGCTACTTGCTTATATGGACTCGCTGTATTAAATTCTGTGTTTATACCTAGAAGTTGGTTGAGTCCTCGATGGTTGAAATGTTCGAGAGAAGCATGAAATGGGACCGACACCACCATGTTGTTAGCGGGATTTGAGTTCGCTGTATTATCTTCAAAATAAAACTGAATAGGGGACGAGTTGTTCGATATCGGCGGCTCATAATAATCTATAAAGGCATTGGGATTCTGGGGCTGTATGAATCCAATCGTATTTCCACCTATGATATTAGGGATCTTGGGAGGAACAAGTGTAGCCCCGATCTTATTGGTCTGTCGTAGCTGGCGTACAATGGGGTGTTCTGAGGTGCGAATTTGCTTCCAACTAGGTGTGCCGTATACGTTCCCTCGATTATTCATCAATACATTAAAGTAGTCGGCGCCATTACTTAGTCCCAAACCTAGAGTGCTATTGTAATAGGAGGAACTAGCTACCGACGATAAAGGAAATCCCAATATGTGCGAGGAGGCTGTTACTGGGTCGAGGATCCTATTGCGAATACCAACAAAGTTTGACCCAGGATAGGTGCCGCTGATTACTATTTGACTGAGGGTTGAGGCACTATTAAAGCTCGGCGGTTGCAGTCCCAGTATGGCGGTGCCGCTGATCATCGATCCTGTCACCCAGCTGTATTGCTGTGTTGATCGTGGAATAGCGTGCTGGACATAAAGGTTATCATATACGGTACCTGTGGCATACACAGCGATATATCCCTTGCCGGGTCCCGCGAACTGTTCGCCGGTCTGGATGATGCGGCGACGGGGGTTTCGGTTAGTTTTGTGCCATGATGGGAACTGGGCTATCGTTGCGAGGGTGCCGTAAGCAGCGTCCATACCAAATTTACCGGCATGAAGAGTAGATAACTGATTAAGTCCGCGGTTCTTCTGAATTTGATCGACAACACGAATTGTGTTCTGAATTGATGGATCCATTGAGGCGGAGCCTGGGAAGCCAAAGTTTATTACGCGCTGGTTACGATAAGGTCCGGCATTATTAACAGATAACTCTTCATGCGCGGGCTCCATATATCCCCGTGATAGCGTGCTATATTCGCCGGGAGAGGAAAATCTATTAACAATAATTGTCTGATTAGAGTTAGCTCCAGTACGATTAGGCAGTGCATAATCGATTTCTCCGCCAGGATTTGCGGTGGATGTTGCGTCGAGAGGAAATTTGCCTCTAGTAGCTAGTGTTTCGGGATATAGGGCGAAATCAAATGATTGATCATTGAAGAAAGGATCGTTAGTGGTGCGGCCATTCGTACTAATGACTTGATAGTTTTTCTGATAGTTTCCTATCCTATCGTGAGCAATCGTTCCGGATAGAGTGACGCCCATCGACGCTGTCGTCATTAGAATATTCTTAATATTCACCGGGCGCTTAGCCGTTTCTTCTCGCATGCGGAAAGCGGTTGGTATCTGTGGAACGGGGGCACCACCTGTGGAATTTGCCGGAATAATAGCCAGAGAGTCGGCAAACACGGTCCCAGCTGAGGATGTTACTCCCGTGAATTGAATGCGGAAACCTTCTGCACGGGACAAAACCGTATCGTCACCGCTATTGATTGGCGTGTGTCGATAAAATCGTCCGCCAACGAACTTCTCGCTAAATGGTCCCTGCAGGGGTTTATCGTGACCTAGAACAAAATCATCATGCAAGTTGGTAATAAGAGTTCCCGACCTGTATTGAGTCACTACTGCCTCATTATAACCTGTCTTAACTGACGAGCTGTAAAGACTAAAGGGCGCATAATTATTGCCATCTTGTTTTTGATCATCGCTAGCGCCTCTATTAATACCCGGGTCGAGGGAGAAACCTAGACGCTGCTTATAGGAGGAGCTGGGATAGAATTGATCGTTGGTCTCTATCAGCTGTTCGACCTCTGTACCCAGACCAACCATAATATTTTGTGGTATTTGTGCTGTGCCGGGGACGGTCGGACCAAAAGGTGCAGTTGCGGCAAAAACATAATTTGGTCGGTTGTTTGGGTGGCGGCTGACACCACCTAGCTCTAGCTGGGCCCGCATAGACAGACGCGCATTGGATTGATTGCCGCGATGGAAACGCTCTTGAATCACAGAGGTGATCGCGTCCAGATCAGAGGTGGAAGCCTCTGCGCGGTAACGATGCCAGTACAAATTATTGTTTTCGGAGCCGGGTCCAATGGGCGCATGGAGATATTGCCACGAGCGCATTGAGGGGGGATTAGAGCTGCCAATCTGTCGGTAAGTTAAGTCCTGAGAATTATTAAATCCAGGCTGAGCCGGTGGCGATGGTGGTGGGGGTGATGTAATGTTACTTATCGACGACCCTATCTCATTGCCTCCGATTTTCTCTAGGAATGGAAACTTATGACGATATTTAGGTCGCTCCAGGATGTGATTTTCAATCACAGTCAGAATGCTATCTGTAACATCGGCACTAGCGGGAACAAACTGGGAGAGTATAACAGACAGCGAACTATCAAACCATTTATAAAACTCATAGAACTTATCAAAGTCTAGGACAGGATTTTCGATGCTTTCAAAAAACTTCTGTCGCATGAACGATAGTTTCTTATAGTCTGTACGATATCTCTCTACGGGGTCGCCGATCAGGTTATTAAAATCTTTAAGAGTAGCAAAATAATTCACCATTTCTTCCGAAATCACCTGATACATGCTTTTTTCAAAAGCAAAGGAGTAATTAACGGGTCGCGAATCAGACGTCAGAGCATGAAGCTCTTGGGCTCCTAGGGTTCTGACCATCTCTTCTCCGTATAGCTGCTCCGGGAGATTTAACTTGGACGATACTATGAAATCTTTATCGATTGCAGTAGTGGAGGATGGCGAGAAATAATTACCTAAGCCCGTGTATTGCTTATTAAGAATATTTCCTAAGGCGCCGAACCGCGAGGGGGACGCGGATCCAGAACTCAAATCGGTGACTGAGAACTGTCCCGATGCATTAGAGCCGGTGTTGTTGAGAAACTCCCAATTAAACACAAGTGTGTCAAACTTAGTGATCTCGCCAAAAGACGCAGATGGATTAAACGGAAATGCGTAGAGATGGGGTTGGAGCGCCCCATGGTTTTGACTATCCAGCGCATGGCCGCGGAGGGCTTCGTCTTCAACATAATCTAACCAATACCGCGCGGCATTCACCTTAACATCTGAAGAAGCCAGCACTGATCCTGTGAAGTTTTGTCTATGCGCTCCGATATAGGCTCGTCGGGATCCTGTCATGAATCCGACAGGAGGCGCTAAGATTGTACCAGAGACCGTAAACTCATCTAAAATTACGCCGGAATCAGCATGGACGCCGTGGAGTTCTATAACATAATCGTTATTAACAGCAGAGGCTGGAGCCGGAGCGGAGCCAGTGGGCATACCCTTGAACGGAAAGGTTAGAGGTTTAATGCGAACGGACAAATTCCATCTTGTGTTATCATAAACTTCTTGATATAAATCCGACACAAGCCTTGGAACATAGCCGCCGGTCGATCCAGTCAGAACAAACCTTACATTCGAGGACTGTAGCTCATCTCTTTCTGCATATACTTGAAAGTTTGTTCCGTCTAGTGTGGGCCACGTAGTGTCGGCGGCAGTAGTGAGGGCGCCATGCACACCAAAAAGTGAAGCACTAATAACATTAGTATTAATATATGCAATAGATGCTTGGTCGACTTTTTTGGGAAACAAGATTTCTGTTTCCATCGTAAGAGCATAGCCGCCGGTCAAATGAGTATTAGAGGCGATGAAGCCAACAGAATTTGTATTTAAGGGATCAGCATAGTTATAGACTGTGGCATTGTTTCCGGGAGTGGTATTAAAATCCACATAGTTATCGGCTTCTACAACATTGCGCCTATTGTTGCGCAGCTCGTATTCAATATTGTTAGCATACATATTGAACTTAACTAACTCATCATCAATCCCGAAACAACGAAGAATATTTCGGAACGCCTTAATCGTCCCCTTCGTCTTATAAAGATACGAGAGATTGTTGTATAGATTTTGATAGATAATATTCTTAGTGTCAGCTAGGGTTTGTTCATATACCTTATCTTCGCTCCTGTCAGCTAATCTCTCTAATATATCCGCATCAAGAAATATCTCAGGGGCTACCAAGCCCTTAGCCGCTAGCAAGTTTTGCGCAAAAGGTAGTGGCTTGTTGCTTCCACTAGGATACTGGACATCTTGAAGTGTATTGAGACTTTCGATTTGAAGCTGCAAAGTGTCAAAATAACTTGACATGATCTGAGTTAGGTATCGAAGATTACCCTCTCCCTCTTGATCTTCTTCGGTGATCCAGGCTGGAATAGAATTATAGACGGCAGCGTTGTTAATACCATCATATGCTGATCCCGATGTCTTCAGCGAACTAGCGAGCGCGACGACCTCCGGGTGGAAGGAGTATATAATAGGATCCCGGAATTCCTTAATGGCTGCGCTAGAAGAAACTATAGCTGACCCGGTGTTTCGCGATCCTGCGCTGTACCCAGTCCAGCTACCGTTGGAGATGCGACCAGAATAGTCCAGTACGACACTATCAGTCGCCGCCACACCCGTTATACCTTCGTTAAACTTATAATAGACCCCTAGATCTACATTGCCGGATTCAGCAGTCTCTATGAAGGGCTGAGGGTCTGTGTTAACGCCTCCCCCTACTTGTGTGAACCAGTAGCGACCGATATCTTTCGAAGAACGTTGAGTTTTCCAATAGCGGAATTCGTCCAAGGATGCGGCTAGCTTGCCGTCGCCGGCTTTTGTAGCGCTAGGCGTGGCGGTGCCAGATACTGGGGCGATAAGTGCGCCGAGATATGCTTGAAGTCCCGGAATGGCAATGTCATTTATGCCGGCAGATCCCAGCGTTTGGTCTCCATCAAGTCCGCCATCAACATAAAAACGTGTCTTTATTCCTGCAGAAGCGGACCTGAGTGTTACGGCGTAATGATGCCAGCGCCCGTCAGCAACCGAGGCGCTTGTGACTGTGGCACTTCCAATGGGCTGTCGATAAATGCCCGCGTTGCCGGACATGACGGTTAATAAGAACGGGTCCGATCCATCTGACAGGTTACCTGTGAGTTCTAGCCTTAATCGCGCGTAAGTAGCTGATGAGGATATTTCTCCATTCCACATGTCGAATATCACTTCGCGACTAGAAGTGGCAGGATCCAAGAATGTATCCTTCTTTAGCCAAAACTCAACCGAGGCGCCATGAGAAGCCAAATCGAAGGCCAGGTTTGAAGTCCGGCGCATTGAGGGTTCATAGTAGTTGGAGCCCGTAAATCCTACTGCGAGATTCTCCATCCCGTTTGGGTTGGTATTAGGTCCGCCCTTTACATAGATAAACTCCTGGGTGCTGGGGCGGCCGTAGCCGTCGATGACCTGGGTTGTTGCGGAGCCTTCTGCAGACATAATGACATACCCAGTGGTACGGGGGTATTTCTCGTCATAGATGTAAAGATCTAGGTATGTGGAAGCATTAACCCACTTTAATCGTTCTTGGAGCGAACCGTCATAAGGATATGTATTGTAGATGCGCCGGAGGGAACTGTCGTAGTATTCTTCAGCCGAGCCATACCGGGCGAAGTTTTCCGGCTTGGAAAAATCGACACGAGGTATGAATCTCTCTTCTTCGATGATATCTTGCTCGTGATACCCAACAGATTCAACTTCTGATCCTATGTCAGCGGCTGACTTGTTTGCGAGAGACTGTATGTTTTCGGCAACTTCGAAATACTTCTTAATGGTCATGTTCTAATTATTCTTCAACTCGAAATTTGAACGTTTGTGGTTGTTCCTGCCATGCTCCTATGCTATCGTTGTAATAAGACAACTTAATTTCATACATATATCCGGGCTCCAAAAGACCCATATCCAGGTCAAAGTAGTTGCCATCCTTGTCGTAGGAGAGGTAAGTACTGTAATTAGACCCGGTGCCGTACTGGATAGCTCTGTGGTTATCGGTTACGCGAGTGATGCTATACGAGGCACTCGGAATAATATCTGTTGGATTATTGGCGGTAGAAACCACATACACTGTAGGGCTCCAATTTCGGTCTCGTACGAAGAAACGGAAACGTCCGGTGTCTTGACTTGAATACACTTTCTTAAGATTTGTGCAACTCGTAATACGATTAAATGTTGGCGCATAAGCATATGTAGGCATCAATTCGGGGTAGAAGGAACCGGTGAGGAACTCAACGCCTCCGGAGTGCCATACATCATGAATAGCCATTAAAGGCGTAGCTGCCGCTGTGAGAGCCACGGAGCATGAATAGATACCGGGACTCACATAACTAGCAGTAGTGTTAAAATCGCCAGCTGTAGCTGTTCCGCCGCCTACCGACAGTGCGAGCTTGGAGCCGGCTGGGTCTCCATTGGAACTAGAATAGAAAGAGACTAATAGGTCATTGGTTCCCACGGAGGGAATATTGACAAGCCGGCCGCGGATATAGTTATAAATATGAAGATTATTTAAGTTGTCTAAGGCTGGGGCTAGGGAGCTGGAGAAGTAAAAGTTTTCTCGGTCATCCTGGATCCTGGAGTCCCATCGAGCCTCAATTACGGGGCGCTTATAAAAGAATTCAGTCGAGCGCGCGAAGAACTTTTTGGTATAATAAGATTGTGTGGCTCCGTCGAGGTTTTGGATTGTGCCGTTGGCGCCTGCGGCTAGGGCATATGCTTCCTGACTAGCTGTGAGTCTAACGCCAAAACCATAATTAGTAAATTCGTTACCCGATGTGATCCAGCGTTCAACAATCTCTGAGACATCTAGATCGATGTCTTCGTAACCGAGGGGGAAGGATACATTGTAGTTGGATGCCGTAAGATAGTCGCCACCCTGGTTCGTCCAATCAGTTGCCGGGGCGCGTTGTCCCCAGTTGGCTTGACCAATATCTTGGTAATTGTCCATATCCAGACCCGAACCTTCAGTCCAGGAGGCTGAGACTGGGGCAACTATAAGATTAAAATCCTGCGGTAGCGTGAAGGGTGTTCGGGCGTTGAACATCCTCAAGTAAAAAGAGACGCTTCCCGAAGCGGGAATAATACCGGCGGCCCGATTGGAGGAGATGCTGTCAATAGGAAAGTTAATCAAGATCCGAGACAGCTCCTGAGATTGACCATTTGAGCCAGATTCTTGTCCGTAGATAGAGAATACCTCCAGCGCGTCTGCATATCCCATATTGGAGCCGGTGCCGCGAGTAACCAAGTTGGACTCGAAGGCGTTTGTTATGGTAGTGTCAGCACTAGCTGTGTATCGAAGAATAGCCATTATCTTACGGATCCTTTAATATCTACGTTGGGGAACTTAAGCTCAAAAGCTACATTTTCCGTGCCGTTAATGCGTCGTCCATCAGGAGATGTCTTTCCGTGGAAGTTGTAGTAGGCATCAGAATAACTTGCTCCGGCTACTGAGTCGACCCCTATATCTACCACATCGATCACCCCATCAACCTTGTTGAGTACTCTATAGAAGTCCCCAAATACTATAGACTCGCCGATCTGGTATGGATTGTCCAACAAATATTGCCTCAGCGCGGTGACACAGCGACTCAGCACGGTTGCAGCGCTTGAATTAATATCTGCCGTTACTGTAAAGTTAAGGACAAAATTCACTACTTGAGCGTCGAGAATATCAACTGTATCATTTATCATTCTATATTGATTGATCCAATTCTTTAAATTACTTTTCAAAGTAATATTGGGAGGTATCAGTTTGCCGCTGGTATTTTCTGACAATACGTAGATATTGAGATTTCTCTTAAATTCGTCAAAATCTCTGACGACTGCAGCTCTTTTGACTGCTCCAAATTTGCCGGGCATGCCATAACACACAGAAACATAATCCTGTGCCGTTACCGCGCGGTTCTGGGCGGCATAGTGCCCCATTACTCTCTGTTTTAATTCTTCTGAGGATGGGAGTGATATGTCTCCCACAAAACTCTCTTCATTTATTACTTCAAGGGAATTAACTACTCCCTGTCGGGTTGCTACGGATAAAGACCCCTGTGATCTAAAGTGGAGGAGCGGCCGTGTTACTTGGGTTATGGTTCCCACACCTGCATTAACGTCCGAGGTGGTATTTAATCTATAACCAATTCTGAGTGTTGTATCCGCCGGCGCAATGCCAAATTTATCTGTACTTATTAATTTGGACGGATCAAAATCAATGTCGGTGATGTAGGTGCGTCCCTGCTGGTCCAAAACAACGTTAGAGGGGTTAGCGACTGCATTAGCGAGTAGTTGGGAATCTGATCCATAGCCAAACTGAATAAAAGTTTGGTTTCTGGCTCTGTCTACGGTGAATCGGCGGGCTACTGGAGTAGCTTTAAGGATGTTTTTTACTGTATCATTCGTGGCAGGATTGGAGTTGCGTAAGGCTTTGTAGATAATATTTTGAGATAAATAATCGACCTCCACATATTCATGTCCTTCGGAATCTATAACAGATAATACCTCCGCAACGTTTTGCACGCCCAAATCAATACGACGAAATCGCTGGAAACTCCCTACAGTAACCTCCTTGAAGGCCGTGCGTCCGGAGACCGCTCGTCCTGAGGCGCGAATAATATAGCTTGTCGGGCTTCCTGTCGATGAGTCGACTTCGCCGACGACTACCTGATTAGTTGTACGCGAGAAATCAACATCTGTCATTAAACTATAAAGTCCGCCGCCAGTGGATGAAAAAGTAGAGCCAGCTCGAAGAACTGGTGCATAGGAGGTATCTGGTCCGGGATTGCCAACTGTTCCCAGCGCTGGGACTTTTATATAGAAGCTAAGTTGTCCATAGGAGGAGGGGCTAGTATCTAGCTTGAATCCCAGCTGTTTCGCTATGCGAACTACATTGTCATATTCAATTGCAGTATTTAAAAAGCTCTCATTAGATTGATAGTCGAGATAAAAAGATAAAATATCTCCCACATAAGCTACCGTATCAAGCATCAGAGACCCAAACGATGCTTTGTTAAAGTCTTTATATGTATCGGGATAATATCTCTTGGCGTAATTTTCTAAATCTTTGCGGATAGAATCAAAATCACGGGATGTATATTTAATCGGTTGTAGTTTCTTGGGCATCTTATTGTCTCATTAAATAGGCTGATTTACTTGTATTTGCAAGGCGACAGAAGCGCGGACTGGCACAATTGTAAAAAATATGTTGATATTTAGGGAATTTGGAAATAGATCGGGCTGATTTTCAGGTGATGAGAATCTTATTTCATTTATGGTAATATAGGGCAAATATCTTTGAACTTGTTCTTGAATAGCTGTAGATATAGCTCCGTAAGTGGAACTATTTTGAAGCTCGAACAGTCCGGACTGAATTCCCACTCCAAAGTTGGGATCCATCATACGCTCGCCTGGATTGGTAAGTACCAGCATGCGCATATTTTGTTTGGCTAGTTCAACAAAAGTAGTATTCAGGCGATATGCACCAAACACATCGTCTGTAACAAGAGGCAAAGATACTGATAGTCCAGAACTCACGAATTAGTCTCCTTCTTCCGGGTCGCAACCAGGGTCCGTTGTGGGCTGATCCACATTTTGTGTTTCATTACGGTTATTTCTAATTAGTTCCAGTAACAAATAAAGTAGTCCCAGCGGTAAAGGTGGCGCCATGATCATGCCGCTTACCGTGCCAGTGAAGTCGATACCGCCATCAAGAGTAGCTGTGGGGAAGAAGTTAGCAGGGGGCTCTGGTAGTCCTTGACTATCAATCGCAGCCCAAAGTCCATTTTCGCCTGCTGTGAAGCCAGCCTCGACTAAACAGACTATTAATCCCATTAGTTGTTCTCCCGATGTGCGGAGAGGTGTATCTTCGCCAAACTCTTCTTTAAGCATTTGGTTTATCGCGTCCGCGGGTCCTGCGTCTAGTGCTATTACACCATTATTAAAGGCGGCGGCGGATCCTGTTTTAATCAACTTTGTTATGGCCACATGGGGATCAACCAGTTCCACAATGCCCTTGAGAATCTCGATAGGTGTCTCAATAAGCATTTTGAGTATAAAGTCGCGGGCTTCGAAGTTGAAGTTATTATCACCGTTTGCTGCAGCAATGGCGGCGGCTGCAGCTGGACGGTTCATGTTAGGTTCTTTTAAGAAATCATGATCTTCTCGGAGAATGTCTATGAGCATGTCGAGCGCTCGGATCTTCGGTGCTGAAAAGGCTTGACTAATCCCATCAAAGTATTTTTCAGTTAAATAGAGGTTGTGTATAATGGGAACCGATTCGATAACCCCTTGCTGAAATGTGGTATTAAAATAGTTCTTATATTTGGTATTGCCAGCAAATGTAGAGATCTCTGTTTCGGTGGGCTGGCGGAGGGAGAACCCGGTCTCCTCTAGTGTAGCGTTCAAAGCGTCGAGGGCTGCATCTTCTCGGGCTTGCTGCTTGGCGGGTGCGGTTTCTCGTAGCTCTTCTATATCTGCCACTAATACCTCGATGGCTGCGTAAATATTAGCTATGATCATATCCCAGACTTGAGTGTTGATGTGTCCGGACGTCCGTACTCTAAACAAGTCGTATGAAAATGGATCTATCTCACTCCCGTATAACGCGTTGTGAAGGGCGGCGATTCGAACCAGGATTCTTGTACCAACATAAGTAGTAGAGTTGGGATATGGAGTATTGGCAGCTGCAGCGTTGAGCGTAAAAAGATTGGGCTCTGGTCTGTTGTGTGCCTTCCTCTCTAAAAGTAGGAAATCCTCCAGGGACCAGGACGACATGCTGGTAGAGTGTCCCGTATATGTTGTTCTACTGTCGTTCCCCGTTGCGTACGCCATGGCATAATAAAGGCTGCTCTTGGTCGGTCGGGTTCCGGCTGATGGATCATCGGAGTCTTTCAGGGTGTAATAGTTTCTCATGCGTCGCAACTCTTCTTTCATTGCGTTCTTGAGGGTGTCGCCTGTTCTGTAATCACCGGTATCTAGTCCGGCGGCGATTGCTAGGCTCTCCGACATGGTGGCAGGATTGCCAAAAGTAAAAAATTCATCAGCCGCCAGATTTTGTAGAATAGAATCGTTCATTGTCTTTAGGCGAATAAACCAATCACGGCGTCTAGAGGGAGCCTGAGGGTTGGTTTTACGATCGCCGATCCCGGCGGTCTTGATCTGCCCAGGAAGATCACTTCCTAGAAAGCGTTCCATCCAGTTGTTTTCTGCACCGAGAGATGTGAGGACGTCCTGTTCTGCTTGCCAGGAATCAATAGTTATCTCGTTTTGTCCGGAAGTGTAGGATTCGCGACGGAACCCCAAATCACTCCGGGGTTTAAACACTAATTGTGGGTTGGGGGGCTGAATGTCAGGATCACTGGCGGTGCCCATATTCCAGCCTGTGCCAAAAAGGGCGCGGTAGATCTGTGTTCGCGTTAAATATGATGAGTCAGACATAATTGGTTATTCCTGCCTTTTCGGGGAGAGGCGTATTGACGACTGTTGTAAAATCAAAATCCTCACGTAATTCAATAGGGGGGCGTCTATAAGTTCGCCCGTTTTTCATTTTTTCTTTTTGTTTAAGTGACGGAAACACGTTATATCCCATGCCTCCCGGAAATTTCCATAAAAAATTCGACAGCTTTTCTGGATGTGGGTGTCTTCTGATATGTGATTTACCATTTTTTGTCCATGTACGCCCTATTGCAACCATGTCATAGTCCATTGGAGGAGAGTCGAGAGTGAGAGTACCACCGGTGCTGCTAATATTTTTAGGTCTTATACTAATGATATCACCATCGAGACCGGGGCCCGGGCTTGTAAGGTGTGTGGTAGTTCTCTCAAAGTAGTTTGCCAACGAATCATTCCAATTAATGTCTATTAATTGCTTGAGATCCAGCCCTAGTTGGGTGGCTTTAACCAAGATATTCTCTAATTCTTCATAGGATTCAATCTTGCCCTGAGCTACTATATCTGTGTCCCAGGTATCCCACTGCTCCAAGACGCCGCCACATACCCAAAATTTATAGTTTTGCGTTCCCGGGATGCGGAAAAACTCTTCTTTCCACAAATTCAATAGGCTACCATCGGGACGGTACCAGGGCTTGGTTGTATGGGCTGGTCCTTTAGTATATTCAAATTTCTGTGTATGTGTCATCATCTTTAACTAGGCTCTTCTCCGCGGTCCTCTGAGCGATTAGAGCGGGGATCCTGCGGGTCTGGTGAGGGATCACCGCCGCCGCCTTGTTCCGGCGGGGAGTTTTGTTCCCATGGGTCGGGGGGACTCGGAGAACCATCACCGCCGCCGCCGCCCTGGGACGCGGCGCGGAGATCTTCGTCCGTAATGGTCGCGACAGATGGGAAGTCGGCAAAGTACGCTTCATAAACTTCATCAACATACCCTGGGAGGGCGCGGCGTGGTCCGAGGCTTTCAATTGGAAGAGCCTCCGTATTCCACGGCAATCTATAAGGATCACCGGGAAAGGAGCGTGCTCCCCGGCCGGGTTCATTAAGGGGCTCGGGCCATGAATTCGTCTCGTAGCGGGACTCATAAATACGTGTCCAGCCGTAGGTGCTATCAAATTCCTCAAAAATGAGTATCTGTTCTTCATACCATTTTTCAAAATGGGCATCAGTGCCGGGGTAGGATGCGCCCAGAGAGCGCTGATATGGTTTTGAGGGTCCGGCCCAATAACTCCAAGAATATAATAAAGGCGGTGCCATACTATTCTCTTGAGCTGGTGGATCTGTTTGTTCGCCAGTTGCCGGGTCGATCCAGACGCGTCGGGAATAAATATTTTCAATCAACGGCATCACAAAACCAGTGCCACGAGGAGGTGGTTCGTCCCGGAATTGAACCGGACCTGAACTAGGGTCTGTGAGGGGTTCGGGGTTGGAGCCGGGGGTGGTGTCCCACATAAGAGGAGGAGTGGCGTGGCTATGGGGTCCGGTGATATTATCGTGGTCGCTGTGGATCACGGGTTCCCCTGACGGATCAAGGTGAGTGTGTGCTCCCGGAGGGGATTCGGGCGCTTCGATCGATGTGGTTAAGTCTCCCGAATAATACCACAGCGAATAAACGCGCTGTTGATAGTGTGAGATAGGGGGCTGGACACTATCAACTTCATCTACTATAAAGACTCTAGAGCGAGAAGAGAATGAGATCTGGGCGGCGATTTGAATATCTGTTATAGAAGAGGGCTCTTGTAATGCCGATTGAAGAACGGGATAAGTAGAGATAAGTGCTTGGTCCATGGGGCGAGGGAACTTATTGGTCTTAGCGAGTGCTCGTTGGATCGTATTTGTTATAGGGGTGGCGGCAAAATGGAGTCGCTCAGACACCAGATAATCTATTATATCCTCAAAGCCGGCCGTGGTTGAAGCCGCAGATGTGGTGTTTGTGAAAACTGTCCCTGTAGGGAAAGCTATATCTCCGGGAGTGCCGCTATAGCGGATTCCACCATTGGCTGTGATTGAGGGTCTAACGATCTTCTTACCGAAATAACTCAATATGTCATTCTTAATAGCTGTCACATTACCCGGGCGCATAGAAGGGGGGAGTTTGATTGCCGTGGGATTTTCGATAAATGCGATCGCGCGGGACTTAACTTGTTGTTTGATAAACCTGAATAGATATCCGTTGTGGTCCGTGAGCAATGAGTCCAGATTGAAGGCAGCAAAAACAAAGATATTTTTAACCACTATTTCAGCTAACGCAATCTGAATATATAAGAGCATCAATCCAAGCTTGAGGGCGCGGCGGACTTTATCGCGGGCAGTGTCTCTTAGGTCGTTGCACGCCTGTTCAGCATACTCACGCGTCATTTGCTCTAAGATTCCTTGGATATCCAGCAAGTCTGCCACCTTATCGGGAGGACAGTCCTCATTTAGATGAAAGAGCTGCAGCGTTTTAAGCGTTGCTGCATCAAATGCCCCGTTTTCTATAATATAGTCAAACATGTTTTTTAACAAGGTCGCATAGACCTGGGGGAATTGATTTTCGAGGACAAAGGAACGGTTTTCGACCATCTCTTCTTCTCTTGCGTCTTCTTGTTCATTTGAAGGTAGGGTAGAAAAATTGAATTGAGTGTCAATATAGTTCTCTAAAAACTGTTGAAGATAAATATTTGTTGCAGAGGAGTGGGAGTTCTCTGGTTCGGACAAGCCTAATTCTGTCAGTTGGGGCTGAAGTTCATTTAGAATCCCGTTGCTTAGTACAAGTTGTGACGTCGATTGGGCTTGTATTTCCACCAATTGTGACTGTCCCGGAGTATTTAGTGGATATACTATTTGTAGATATTCATGAGTGGGGGCTGTAACCGTGGAGGGTATAGGGGGCGGAAAACTAAACCGGATGTTATGGGGCTTTACAGGATTCATGGAGAGGTCGTCGATGCTTAACGTGTTTGGGTCTGTCTCCGTGGGAAAAGCACTAAAATGGACTGGGGCATTATATAATCCAGTAGCACTAATAAACGTTGCTTTAGAGGGTTGCACATAGTCTCGGAAGTCTCGGAAAAAGTCCTGCTTAAAACGATAAGTACGGATTACTGGTCCGTCACCTTCAGCGAGATTAGTTAGATTGTTAGATAGACCCTGAAGTCCAGCGTTAAATTGACTTGTGGCTAATGCCCTGATCATCTCTTCAACAATATCGCCAAAGAGTCCGAAGTTCTCAGTAACGTCAAAGCCGACGACATCTTCCAAAGATGGGTCACAGTCTATAGTGAGATCCCTTATTATATCGGCCCCTCCTTCCAGTTGAGTCATAACTGAACTAATTTTTTCTTCAATATCGTTAAGAATGGCAGGATCTAAATCCTCTAGCGAACCTGTTGCTTCTACGGGGCGCCATAGATTTGCAGTATCCGCCGTACCTAAAACATTTGACTCGGCTCCCCTAACCAGTACGGGGTCAAGAAGAATCTCTTTTATTGATTCGGCGGAACTTATAAACTGGACCTCTACCGTTTCTGCCACCGCATTGAACACTTCTGGGATAGCTTTAGTAATAGTAGGGTCATTAATGAAGTTCTCTCTGTCCATGCAATCAAAATTAACTTCAGGGAGATTGGGCAGCAGATCTCCCAGGTCTTCAAGATTCGGCAGGTTTAAGCAAATATTCTCCTGATTTAAAGTTACAACCGTGTTGGCTATCTCATCGCAAAGTTCTGTTACATCAGTGATCCCGGAGAGGTCACTAATGAACCCCATTACAGAAGTGATATCTGATAATTGCTGTTGAATGATACTATTATCATAATTCTGGTTGAATTCCACAATCCGATTTACGAGCGACATTGGAGGCTTTCCAAGAGGATTGAGAAGATTACATACGTCGACGGAACTTAATATTTGAGAGAGAGCGCTTAAGTACTGTCGTAGTACCGATGGATGCAGTCCATTTTTGGAAGCGAGCCCAGCTAGTCCGTCTTCTACGCTACCGGGTTCCGTGAGTAGTCCGTTTATATTACTGGCACCATAGTCGCCGGCGAAAGGATTATTCACAGCGCATGCCTCTCTAATAAGATTGGCCATCTGCTCCACGATCGTAACAGCCATTCGCTGTAGAGCACTCACAGCCGCCTGCTTGATAAGGTTTCCGATATCTCCATCTTTCAGCTTAGGCTTCAAACTCTTGAAATCAAACTTAGGGATCTGTATAAATTCTCGTGGCTCAGGGGGCTTTCGATAATATACATTTAATGCTTGGGAGTGTAGTGCTGTCTTTACTGCGCTAACAAGTCGGCTAGCCTCAAAATTGGCCCCAAAAGTGAGACACAACATTACCTCCTTTAAGAGCTGATCTATGCCCAGAGAGCGTATTAGCCTAGCTACTGCTGGATTGAGCTTCCCAACTAACCCTAAAGGCATAAGGGGGTTTGCCAATATGTCCTCCACCACAGATGCGGCTGAGGCTGCTGCGGTGAATCCTTTAGTTTTCTGTACAGCGAAAACTTTACGCCGAACGTCTCTATTGCTTCGTATTTCTTTGCTGATTTTTTCTATTTCAGCCTCTGTATATAGTGTACTGAACCCCTCCTTTAAGGCGGTTACATCTGTCGCTGAGATCAGCCCAAGTTCTTTGGCGGCCTTAATATATTCATTTTGAATTGATTCTTGATGTTGTGCCGCCAGCTCGGCTGGTGTCATGGGTCGCGGGAGAGCGACAGAACCGCTAGCGATATCTCCTAGGCTCCCGAAAGTTCCAAAGTTGAGTCCAAATGAGCCTGATAAGGTGGACATAACGTTGGGAGACTCCAAGAACTGCCACACCGTATATGGTGGGGCGTCCGGATTGATTGAACCATTTTCCACCTGCTCTACAATCGTTCGGTAGTTCTGTAATATTGCAACGGTCATTGGATCGTGGAATTGTGTCTTGTAGAGAACTGCTGAGAAGACTCCCACTTTGAGTGGGCTATTTTGAATGGACTCTTCCACCAATAGATAGGACATTCTCACGACTGCGGGTTTATTGTTCTTTTTTCCAAATTCTAAAGTAAGAGTGTCGGCATCCGTAAGATTAGCGGCTGAGGAGCGTCGTAATTGGGCGACCAAGCTACTCACGAGCCAATTTAGCGTTAGCTGAACGCTCGTTTGTGTGAAAGTAAAATCAAGATTTATGTTTAATTGTCCTTCGAACCCTTGGTGCTGTTGGTTAAAAGCCCGGAGTCCATCATTAAGGAAGTTGTTTTGGCGCCCCAATGATGCGATCGCTAATGTTGTGGAAGATGTAGGAACAGACACATTATTTTTAGTACGGAAATATTCGTAGTTGGACTCATAAGAGGGCATCTTGCCCTCAGCTTCCAACTTCTCTCGTCGGGCGAGGAAATCGAGGTTTGTGCTCACAACAACAACGCTCTTGTTAGCCATGGGGGGTGCGGCGTTAAAGTAATGTTCTATCTTTATTGAGCGCTGAATACTTGACATCAACTCTATTGTTTCGGTCATAGATATCATCGGCTGCGGCTCGTTGTCCCCGGGGAGGGTCAATTTAGGACTATTATCTAGTATTTCTTGGAACGTCGTCTCATTGAAAAGATAGGTGTAGAACTCCGGAAGATAATGCGTGACATAATAGCGGAGTGCTTTCTCCTTTAATTCTGCCTCTCTCTCCCTTTGTTCGGAAGCATTTCGGATACGAGGACTAACCTTGAACTTAAGTTTATAGGACTTAGTAGATTCTTCATAAAATGGAATCTTAAAATCCTGATTGAGATATCTTTTAGGAGGTAATAAAGGCATTATCTTAGTTGGTATTGTTATACTTGCTTAAAATATAAGCACTAGTGTTTTCTTCTGTGACAAACTCTACAACACCGGTCGCTCCTAAGTAGTTAGTTTCTATCATAGCACACTTTGTAGCATGAAGTCCTAGTTGAGCCGTGACATCCGCTACGATCGATACTAGTCCCTTAATGGAGGCTTGCGTGCCCCCCGTCCAGGGTGGGCTAGTAGGTGTGCCATAGAATGGTGAGTTGTGTGTATGGTTAGCCATGGCAATCGTTACTTGGCGATATTCATCTACATAGTTATTGAAGAGTCCTCGAAGTTCATTAATAGCGCCCACGATCTCCGTGAGGCATGCCACTAAGTTCTCGCCCTTTACTAAGGGCTGCATATCACTAGAATCATTCATTGCTATCAAGTCAATTCCATAGCGTTGCATCCCCACATTCTTTAGCTCGCCTCCCTGCGAATTATACGCGTCGGTGCGAGTGACAAGCTTGATGTTCTCTCTACCGATGAGCCTAACAGTGTCGGCTTTTATGGCGACCGTGCTCCGGGGGGCGGCCTCCGTAGTGTTGCCGACGCGTCCGGGAGTAAGATCAAACTCGGCGTCGACGTTACAACGTTGAGAAAGGTAGATCCGCGCGGCATCTAGTTTTTGATCGGAATTCACTTGGATAAGTTGTTCGTTATCGTCGCGGCGGCGGGCGCGGAAGCCCTTGCGTCCGGCAACAATATCAATCGCTGCCGTATGAGTTCCTACCCGACTTGATAGTGAGTCTCCCAACCTATCTTTGCCGAGCACCAGAAAAGCATTTCCGCGAGAATATACGCTCTCGTAGGGAGTGGAGTTGAACGCGGGGACATCAAAATCATATCCCGTCACATCCTCACCAATCCCTATAAATGCCTCTTTTTCATCTGGAGTCAATGACTCATACTGGGCCCGGGCATGGGGCGACATAAGATCAAGATTGATGGCTTTAGTCATGTCGGGGAGCCTCCGGAGGGCGAAGGAGTCCCTGTAGCGACGTTCGTCTGAGGCGTGGGGTCACTTATAAAGGACGCATCCGGATTAACAGTGAATCCAGCAGCGCGCAGGACGCGGACAGCATCGATGTCATTCAAGAGATTCCACCGGGCGCGCTTTAAATAATGAACCGCATCACAAGGAGTGTGCCCAGTGTTACCCTGGGTGTTTGCCTCCGAGGCCCAATAAGATTGTCCTGCGTTCAGGAGTTCTTCATCTGGTCCTGGTGTCAGATCTTGTAGCACCGGAGTGGATGAGCCCGGCTTTCTCCATCTCTTAAATGGAATTCCGCCCGATGCCCATTCCGCTGCATATTGCCAAGCGGCGAGACCCACATTGTCGTGGAGACCGAGAAGATAACCACCCAGCTTTGGTTGTTTTCGAAAAAGAAGCGATACTCCAAGCTTGTTCTGTCCTGTTCGGTCGAAGTTCTTTTGCCAGACTGCAGTGGTGAAGTACTTCTTCACAGTAAATCGGAAGGTGCTGGGGATGAACTGAAATCTTCCGGCTGTATAGAAGCCGTTATTCTTCCACGCAGCATTGGACTGGGCGACGAGCCCGGCATTTAGCCAACGGCGAAGGACGTCGTCCGGAGGGTTCTGGTTATCCCCGTGGAGTTTGGTCTTGTCACTTTTGGGATCTCCGGCGGTTCGGTCCATGATAACATATCGCGCATTGGATCCCGGTGGATTCCATGATCCCCCTGATTTATATCCCATCATTAGCGAAGATACCTCTTCAATTTTTAGTGTCTCAAAATTTCGGCCTCGGAGGGGCCCCCCGGAAATCCAGGCGCCATTATCTCCTGGGGTATCTCCCCCATAGGTACGGTTAGTAGAATTTACTTTTCCTTCGTGGGCTGCAATCCAGTCCAACAGTTCTGCAAGGGGAGGAATGAGAATCTCTGTGTCATCCCAATTCAATTTAGCGGAGCGATTGGCATTGCGAGCCGAGACATTTCTCTTTGCCCATGCTTCAGGTGGAGTAAGGGGCGTCCATGCCGGTACCGGGGGATACCCCTCCGGGTTATCGCACGGCTCGCCGGGCTCGGACCGGACTCTGGCGGCGCCGGAGCCGCCGGGGGCTGGAGGGGTTGGCGCTGAGGTGGGAGCCGTGGAATCTTGCGAAGGTACGGTACCTGCCGCTTCACGGGTTCTCTGTACAGTTCCCCCGGGGCGACTTGGACGAGAATTTGGGGATGTTGGGGATGACCAGTTAGGAGGGCGCCGGCTGATTTTTTTCACTATCCTAGGATTGTTTAAAAGTTCCGCATCTTGATACCTTACCTTCACTACATCTCCTAGATTAAACGTGATGTTTGGATCCAGAAGTGCATCAGTGGGGATTTCCTGATATCCTCCGAGAATCGGATCTTTATCTGACTCTGGGGGGCGAAGGGGCTCAAGTTCTGGAATATAGACCCGGTATAGATAATTAATAAAAGTGGATTGTTCGCCCGCTGCCTCTGCGGCAAGGACCGTGGCAGGGTACTGGGCTGTTGCATAGTCTATCCTTCGTTTGCCTACTACAACCCCTTGAAACTCGTCTATGGATTTTAGCGAACTCTTTTCGAACGCTTTTTCGGCAGCCATTCGCAAAGCTGTTGCTGGTTTAGTCCTTCTTCGGTCGCCCGACGGATTACCGTCGTTTTCTTTTAAATTATTCAGATCCCCGTGTTCAAGATCTTTGAGTTTACCAAAAGATATAGGCATCAGTCTTTATTCTCGTTCAAGAGGTCAAATAGTTCTTCTTTGTCATTTTCAGTGAGTCCGACGTTTGTTGTCTTTTGGCGCTGGAGGATCGAAGCAAGTTTAACCATTTGCTCGTTGGAGCGCTGGAGGTTCTCTACGAACTTAGCAGCGATTGGTCCCATCTCTCGGCGGTCGGTTGCAGACGCAGCCATGTCAGCCATAACATCCATAAGGAGTGTCTTGGCCATTGCCCTGTCTTCTCTGATGTTTTTTGTGGTCTCTTCTAGATATTCGTCTAGGCTTAGATCTCGCCGTTTTGCCATTTGTTCTTAAACGTCCTATATCGTTTTCTTAGTTTATTAAGATTATTAACGACTTGTTTGGTATTCAGTCCTGTAATCTCCCTAAGATATAAGTAAATAGCTTTTTTATTGAAAATTTCTATCTGGTCGGCTGATTCTAAGAGGATCCGGACTGCCATCAGAACCTTTTTTTCATTTTCCTTAAGCATGAAGGAGTCCCAAGTGTCGATCTCGCCATGAAGGGAGGACCAGAACTCCATCTCCGAACGCATCTGAAAATAAGTTTTCTCTTGCGATACCAGATCTTCGTCCAGCTGGCTGATAATATCTTCCATGAAGATCTCAGTTCTGTTTCGCTTTTGCGTTCTCTTGACCTTGTGGATAAACCAGTTCTTGGTTACTACCGAAAAATAGGAAAACGCTTTGGATCCCTTGCTCGGATCGTATTTGTTTAAAATTGTGGTGAGCCACACCTTGCAGTCAGCCTTTAAGTAATCAATATTTGGTAGCGTGGTGAACCGATAAGTATAGATAATCTTATCTACCATTTGATCAAAGGCCGGCTGGATATACTCTTCGTACAGTTTGGAGCGCAGCTCTCTATCATCAGTGTTCGCGTACTTAATGATCGCATCCTCATGGACGCTCGTAAAATAATGATTCTTTTTTCTAGTTCTCTTCTTGCGTGGCATTTAACTCTTCCTCTAGTTCTGCATCAAGACCATATTCAAATATGCCTCGAAAATCTTCCATCTCCTCTAAGACTTCCTGTACTCTCATCATTAGCTCTTGGATCATGGGTTCGCCATGGTAATTCTCCATGCTATACATTGATTTAAGAAAAGTATGGAATGCCTTATTGGTCAGGAATAGGTCGGCCAGGTTCTCAGATATAAACACAAACTTTCGTAAAAGTCGTGTAACATACCACACCAAAAAGCCATTTATTACTACCGAAACTGCCAGCAATAGATAAACTTGCATCATGTGTTTTTCCCAACATCTTTCTGTTGTTGTTTGAGGTCTTCTCTAGCATCCGCTATAAATTCTTCAGTTACTTGACCCACTTTTTTATGCAGGGCCTTCTTAGGTGCGGTGGAAAAGCGGCTCAACAACTTTACCATTGTTCCCACCTCCTTGCAGTCACTGCAGTCTGCAATGCTCTCAGATGAAAGATGTTGCACGGTGCTTGTTTGCCGGCAAGCGCTGCAGCGATAGCTATAGCGGGGCATCTCAGCCCTCAGGAATTAAGACAGTAGAGTCGGTAATCGTCTCAGTGTCTGTGAGTTCCACGCCTTCAAGGGATACAACGGGGGGATTTGCTACCACTAGAGTACCGTCATCCGCTACTACCAGATCCATCTCTGTAAGTACAGGAACAATATCACTCTGTTCCAGTAGTGATTTCTGGAGAGCCATCATCAGGGCTCCGACTGCTTGATTTGATAATTTCATAATCATTTTCTCCTTATTCTAGATCCTCTGACATCCATCGCTCGATCATCTCTTCCAACATGGATTCAAAGGTATATTCTGGTTTCCATCCGAGTACTTCTCGTGACTTGGAGGAATCACCCTTGAGATACTTCAATTCCTCAGGGCGCATATACTTGGGATTTTGTACTACATAATCTTCGTAGTTCAGATCTAATTTTGTAAATACTATCTCACATAAATCGCGGACAGTATGAGTTTCGCCGGTGGCGACTATAAATTCTTCGGGTGTATCATGATTAATAATCATGTGCATAGCTCTTACATAGTCTTTAGAGTGTCCCCAGTCCCGGGAGGAGTCCATATTGCCTAATTCTAGCTTATCAACGAGGCCCTTCTTAATCTGTACTGCGGTTTTCACGACTTTGTTCGTCACAAAGTTAGTGCCGCGGCGCGGGGATTCGTGATTAAAGAGGATACCATTGCATGCGTGCAGCCCATAGGCGTGACGATAATGGCGTACTAGGTTATATCCCATCACCTTAGCACAGCCGTAGGGGCTCACAGGGGTCATCGGAGTAGTGAGGCGCTGGATTCCGTCGTCATCGACCGAATTTCCAAACATCTCAGATGAGCTAGCTTGATAGAATTTTGCGGTGGGGCAAATAGTTCTATAGACTTCAAGCATATTTAAGACCCCCATGGCATTAGTCTGAATAGTGAATGAAGGCATATCAAAGCTTACTCTCACATGGCTCATAGCTCCGAGGTTATAGATTTCGTCGGGTTGTACCTCAGACATAATACGAACTAATGAAGGGTAGTCTAGCAGATCACCATAATGAGTATGCACATTTTCTAGGTGAGCTAATTTAGCAAGTCGGAAGTTTTGGTTTTCTGCGACCGAGTGCCGGCGGACAATACCATGCACCTCATACCCCTTGGAACTTAACAGTTCGGTTAGATAACTGCCGTCTTGTCCAGCAATTCCGGTTATCAGTGCTTTTTTCATTTTCTAAAAATCTCCATTTGTGTTAGATCAGGCCAATCGGTTACCACCCATTTCTTGGGAGGGGTGGCAATCGCAGCAGGTAATTTACTTAATCCTAGTTGTGCTGTTTCCGGGGTCATATAATAATGATAACCCATTGTGTCTATGTCCTGCTCTCTCCAAGGTATATTAGGTATTCTACCATCATATGACATCTTTTTTAACATTTTCGCATCTTTTGGGTTATCCGTTAGAATCATTCCGCCTCGACCGAGGCTCAGGTGCTTTCTAAACTGAAAACTTAAGCACATGAACGTGTCCGGGATATATGAGCCTTGTTCCCAGAGGACCGCAGCATCGACTATGTTGGTTCCTCCTAGAAAATAATAATCTTCCCAATCTTCATCTCTCCATTCAAATTCAATACCTAGCTTGGTGGCTAGAAATGGAACGGATATATAGGTTCTTTTTGGCACGGTATAATGTGTAACGCCTTGATGGCGTAAGCACAACTCTAAACCATGAGTGCAGCAGTCTATTGCTACCGCATAGGGAGCGCCGAAGTAGTCGGCGACCTTAGTCTCTAGTTCTTCAATGGCTTCAAACGACATTTATTCAGTCCTCGCGGTCAATAATTCATAGCGTCGGTGGGCTTCAGTGGCATCGATGATCTTGACAAGTTTTGCTGGATTTCCCTTATAGACGCCCCAGGGTACAGTATCTCCCATTAATAGAGAGCCGGCGCCCAGAAGCACTCCTTCTCTCAAAATACTTCCAGGCAAAACAACAGCATTGGTCCCCACATTTGAGAATTTCTCTAGAACCACAGGGGCCATCACTTGCCTTCCTTTTAAATCATCCGGGATCATTGCACCAAATAGTCCGGAGCCATCGAAGCGATCAGAGCCGCAAATGAGGCGGGCTCCAGCCATGATATTATTAACGCCGTGGATCTCCAGGGTTGTTGTCAAACCTCCAATGCTGGTTACATATGGAGAAATATGAACATAGCTCCCTATTTGTAGCCTAGTTGTACAATAAAATCCCTTATCTATTGCATTATTGGATCCGATAGTATATGAATCGTCTTTAATATATACGTCTTCATGGATAAAATTATTATTTTCGAATATCATATAAAGATCTTATCTTTATCGATTCCAAGGTAGGGTCCCGACTTATATTCATATACGGTGGTATTGTCTTCTAGTATTTCATAGGTATGTCCTCCGTAGAGAGTCACCGACATGTCGCCAGCTTCCAGCTCCCACTCGCCAAGCAGAGAATCATCAACATCGTAAAAAAAGCACTTAACCCTTCCTGCTGTCACCACCCAGGACTCCTGAGCTATGGTTTTGCCAGGGATCTCTTTCCATACATGCTTGTGAGGTCTAAAAGTTCTACCTTTGCTGAATCTCAGTGCGGAACACTGAAGATAGTGTTCTTCTGCTATGATGTCTTCACGAGACTCCTCTCCCGTAGGCGCCTCCGGTCGATAAATAATATGCAGTAGCTTCCCGGGCTCTACTTTAGAAAATATTTCTTCTTTCATCCTGCCTTCCAATCTTTCAGTGAGGTGAAAATATCGTATTCCTCGTCATTAAGTCTCTGAAACTTATTCCAGCCAAAGTTTCGGCCACTCTTGCTTGCCAACATGTTATTGTGCTGCTTTGCGTTGTAGCCGCCCTTCACTACCGAATTAATCCATGGAGCGATGGGCTTAGACTTGGGAACCAATAAGGTATGTCCATCATTCTTAGCTCGGGGAATATTATTAATCTCTAAAGCCCACATATTCGGTTGATCAAAATACTTGAGATAGTAATCCTTACGAATAAGACTCTGGGCTGCAGTATATCTATAATCCATATCTTGTGGAAAAATATTAAAATCGTCACTAAAGGGGCGTGATGACATATATTGATAGCGCGCTCCTAGGAATAATTCGATCTTCGATGCCTTGTTCTCACGGAGAAGAGTGGCGCCTTTACTCAGTAGGTCTTGATCAACCGTGTCTATTAGAAAGGCGTCCTCTAACATCAACACGAAAATATCAGTATCGAGGCTCTCAAGAATGGGGCGAAAGGGCTCTACGACTGACTTTGGAGGGAAATCCTCTTGTTTTCCAGCCGAGATAAATTTAAAGTTGTCGGGCAATTTTGTCTCTGGTGGTTTAAAGCCCAGAATATTAACTTTCTGATCTGGGGACCAATGTTTATTGAATAGATAAGCGAATTTGTCCAGTAACGAGACATATCTATCGGATGTAAAAACTATAACTTCCATTCTTTTCTCCATTTATTAAACTCTGCGAACACATACTCGGGCGTAGGGTGCCATGATTTTTCAGACAAAAACAGAACTGGTGTTGCATGGGGGTTCCATGTATTAATATATCTATCCCTGTTGCCTTCTTTCGACCACACCACATGGGGGGCCCCGCATAAACTGGCAAGATGCATCGGTCCGGAGGAAGGTCCAAAAACACAGTCGCTATTGCGAATCACATCAAAAACAGTCGCCAAATCCCCATCACGTAAATCTGTGGTGTCCTCAATATACGCGGACTCAGCTGATGTTCCTATGCAGGCTATGGTGGATCCATCATTTTGTAGCTTATCCCGAAGGTGTTTCCAGTTCGTCAGACTCCAATTATCTTCCTTGCGCAGATCTCGGTCGCGAATGTGGAAAATATAGTCATAGGATTTATCTCCTATATCTCCAAATTTGAGATAGTGAGGTATTATGTGCCTTTCCCCAAATACTTCGGACTGTGTGCAGGGCGTAAAAGGAGGCATCCCCAGGCGCCTGGGAGGAATAAGAGTGGTACCTGGCTTGAAGAGTTGAGTATGAGATTGTAGCACCTCCTTCAAGACGCGGTTTGTATCTACTCCATGCATAAAGAAAGAATCCGCTAGCCCACTGAGTTGTGGCAGAGATATGAACTCATCAGCAAAGTCCGCATATAAAGCCTGCGAGCTAGAGCGACATATAACAACAGTATTATCGTAATGCTGGGAAAGAGAGCGCATATACGCCTGCCACGCAAATAGTTCCCAACCAAATTCCCCAACCCAAGGTCCGACGATTAGCTGCTTTATACTCATTGCTTACTGCTTCTGAGATAAATATCTCTTTAGCTCATCGCAAACCTTTACGATTTGTTCTTGCGTAAGCTCTGCATACATCGGCAGACTCAGACAGTGGCTAGCATTATATTCGGCATTCGGAAACTGGCCGCGGGAACCATATGAGTCTGCCAACACCTCTTGCAAATGGAGGGGGGTAGGGTAATGTAGCCCTGTGGCTACTCCATTTTCTTTTAAAAATGCCTGGGCATCTTTAGGATCTGCGAGATGTACAACAAATAGGTGCCATACGGGATTCGCCCACTCTTCTACTACGGGCAGTGTCAGTCCGGGGACATCAGAAAGATGCTCTAAGTAGGTGGCCGCATTATCGCAGCGCTGTTTGGTCCAGTCTGCGATATAATCTAGTTTAATGGCTAGTCCAGCAGCCAGGACCGATGAGAGACGCGAGTTATTGCCTAAAACATTATGTACATATTTTTCGCTAGAGCCATGGTTTCGGACTTGTTGTATAATATTAGCTAATTCTGTGCTATTTGTTGTAATGGCACCACCTTCGCCGGTTGCTCCCAAGTTCTTTCCGGGATAGAATGAGAATGCTGCAGCATCTCCCAATGATCCACAAGGAGAACCCTTATATGTTGCAAGATGAGCTTGTGCGCTATCCTCTAGTACCCAGAGGCTTCGTTCATGAGCTATTTCCTTGAGCGCGTCCATATCACACGGCTGTCCATACAAATGTACCCCGATAATACCCGCTGTACGGTCAGTGATCGCTGCGCGGACACTTTCGGGATCTATGTTCCAGGTGCCCCACTTGCAATCAACTAGCACCGGGATAGCACCCACTAACATGACCGCTTCAGCAGTGGCCACAAAAGTATTGGCAGGTAGGATTACCTCATCCCCGGGTTCCACGCCAAGTCCTCGTAGGGCAACCTCTAAGGCGTCTGTACCACTGGAGACTGCGATGCATTCTGTGGTGTTACATAGATCTGCAAACCCAGTCTCCAGGCGATCAACCCAGGGTCCTCCAACGAAGCCTGTGCAATCTATAATTTCTTCCCATGCGGTGAGCAATCTTTCTTTAATCTGCTTATGCTGGGGCTTTAAGTCTACAAATGGAATCATGATTCTCTCCTATGTATGATTCGAGCAGGATTGCCTACTACGGTTGTGTTGGGTGCCACATCTCTAGTGACTACAGCACCGGCGCCAATTACAGCTCCGTCGCCGATAGTGACTCCGCACATAATTGTGGCACCTGTTCCTATACTTACTCTGGTGCCAACTGTGGTCTTCTCCAGAGTCCAATCCTCATCTGAGGCTAACTGCCCTTCTGTATTAGTGGAGGCAGGAAATCTGTCATTTATGAACATTACTCCATGTCCCACAAAACAGCCATCTCCGATTGTGACACCCTCACAAATAAAGGTATGGCTAGATATTTTACACAGCTTTCCTATAACAGCATTTTTTTGTATTTCAACAAAAGTTCCAATTTTAGACTCATCGCCGATTGTACAACCATACAGGTTAGTGTAATGATACACCGACACACCTGCTCCTAGAGAGACAGAATCACTGACTAGAGCTGTGGGAGCTATCATCTGGAAATCTCCATAGTCTCTGCTGTGTCTAGGCACTGATCTGCAAGTTCTAGAATTTGAACTATTTGAGCGGCTGTGGTGCCAGGAGCGACTGGCTCTTCTCCTGTCATAACACAGCGAGCAAAATCGTTTGCTACTTCTAGTAGCGGCTCCGTCATATCGATGGCCGGGGCGGTGGTTCCCTCATCCGTATAGATAAATGTATCATTATCCTTTTTCATGTTCTTATGGCATATTTTAACTTTATCAGTAGGACTTAGATCATCCCAAAGAAGCATTTTTTCGGTGCCAATAATACTAAACTGCCGCGTCTTTGTTGGGGCGAGCCAACTATTATGAATAGAAATATTAATGTTATTCTCTAATTGAACATGAAGGTGGGCATCGGCAGCAAAAGGAGAATCTGGGTGTTTTGCACCCGAAGCCCTTACAGAGACGGGAACGTAGGTGTCACCTAAGACATATTCACAAATGGATAAATCATGGGGGGCGAGATCCCACAGCACATTCACATCCTTCTGGAACAGTCCCAAATTTGTGCGTGTGGAATTAATCGCTAGAATATCCCCCAAGATGCCACTCTCCACCACCGTCCGAATGCTACGGACCGGTCCGGAGTAACAGAAAGTGTGATCGCACATAAGAGTAAGATTATTAGTGCTAGCTACTGTGACCAGCTCTGTAGCTTGCTCATAGTTTAAAGCTATCGGTTTCTCGATCAATACATGCTTCCCTTGTTCTAGAGCTGCTAGCGCCAGTTGATAATGGGTACGTACGGGGGTTGCGATTGCGACAGCGTCAATCTCGGCACTATTAAGCATAGTGTTAATATCAGAATAAATTTCTATATTCTCATAGTCTTCAATACGCGATTGAGCTAATTCAGTATTAGCATCACAAACAGCGGTCACTTTTGTGAGTGAGCAGTTAACAAAGTTGCGAAGGAGATTCTTCCCCCAATAGCCGGTTCCGACGAGTCCTATTTTAACACGTTCATTCATGAGTTGGATACTTTCTCTTTATAAATTTCTAGGATTTTAGTTGCCCAAGCATCTTTTGACATACCTTGAACTTTGTGATATCCTTGTTCTCTTATTTTATTCCTCTTTTCGGGGTTTTTTAAGTAATAAGCTATCTTTTCATTGAGATCGCGCGCGTCGGTATAAATCACCAAGTCCTCCCCATCCACAAATAACTCCTCGCGGCCTTGCCAATCTGTACTAAGAAGAAGCCCCTTAGCTCCCAATACTTTATAAACCCTGTCGGATGCACCTCCGGTCGTCGCAAGATTTAAATTTATCTTTGACCTAGAAACAACGCGGGCATGATCGGCGGCATATGCGTTAGACACATGGGTCACAGGGTGTTCGATGGTTGCTAGCCACTTCTGTCTTTCTGAGTGGAGTGATCCTATAAAGCTGACATCTAGATCTTGCTCCAGGTCATATGGTTTATGGAACAACGGATCGTATCCTTCGAGGACATACTCTACACAAGGATTAGCTTGTCTAAACACCTCCACCGTATTCGCGACGCCTGTACAAACATAACTACTAAATCTGGCTTTTTCGAGAATTCCGGGAGTCTGGTTTAATGTACTAAGGGGGTCCATCCACCACAAGCACGTGGTAGTCATGGCGGTACATTCCCAAAAGACGCGAGGATCTAGCTCTGCGCATTTCGAGAAAACCACCAGATCTGGCTGGCGCTGCCGGCATGTCTCTATAATGAGCTGATCCAGTGCTGTCGGACCGATATCCATGCGTTTTTGTCGAAAATTAATTCCTATAACCTCGGCGCCCGTCTTAAGGAAGCCGCGGAGTTGGGCATTATTTGTAGAGCGATTGGCGCTATCAAATACTCCAATAAATAAAATCTTAACCATAAGGTTGTCTCTTATCTACCACCACCATTAAACACCACTGGTTCATCTGTACATCCCGCGGTTTAGAGCGGATCTTAGTGATACTAGTAGAATAGGGCTTTGACATTGTAATAAATTCAGCTGCGGGTGTATATCCCTCTTTGCCCGGGCGGAGGGACCAATAATTGCAGTGACCTTGTGGTGGGGGTCCGGGCATATCAAAGGATCGTTCATATGGAACTGTAACTATTAACCTTTCTGTTGCTAAACTTAGAAGCTTTGCGTAAAAATCTTTATAGTTGGGTAGATGTTCGATAACTTCGGAACACATCACCACTTCATAGCTATCTTCAAGCTTATCTGTTACCATGAAATCATCTTCTATAAAATTAACTCCGGCGGGGTGTGTCCAACTGGTGCGTGCTTCGATGTCTATTGCGGTGACTGAAAGTCCCATGTTATGTAAAGTTCGAGGTACGGAGCCATGACCGCACCCAACATCTAGGATCTGGGGAGGATCCCCAAAAACCGGAAGTGCATCAATAATGCTCCTGTGTCGTATATCAAAGGGGATCTGAATGTCTCCTGCTGCGATGTGATGCAAACTATCTTTTGTATTACTCATTTTTTATACCTTGTGTGTTTATAATGAAAAGACCACATTTTCCACAACTTCATGAAGTGGTCGTACGCGATCATAGATTCCTTTTCCTCGTCCGAAATATACTAAGTCTATCTCTTTATCCATGGCATGGCACGCGTGATAAAACACTGAGTCAGGAATACAGACCGCGGACGCGCGGCGGAGGATCTCAAATTGAACATTTATATTGTAATCAAGGTGTCCTATCTCTTTTCCGATCTCTATCACTTTTTCTAGTCCTCGGTTCTTTTTAAGCCACTGGCGCCCATAATCTGCTGGTAAGTCTTTGGATGGTACTCCAGTTGATGTCTGCACAAAGCCGAAGGGGTCACTTCCCACCTTGTCTTCTATAATTCTTTCAGCGGTCGTAGTGTCCTCAGGCGTAGTATGCAATTCGGTTTTAGGATCCTGGTAAGGATCGATTCCCAAATACTTAAAATTAAGAAGTATTTTGCTTATGGGGTCTGTATGCATGGGCATAACAACTCCGCGGAGACCTTTATCGCGGGCGGCCGCCTTCCAGTCGTTATAGACGGCATTAAAACCCACCTGCGAGTTGGGGTAATCTAACCAAGCATCTTTGGTATAATAGACCTCATCGACATAGGGATTATGGTCGAAGAACTGCGCAGATCGGAATCTCTCTAGAGTCGCAACATTAAGCTTCTGTCCATGTTTATTGTAGTATTCTCTTAGCGCTGGCGTTAAGAGAACACAATCCCCAAGCCCATGAGGATAGATGACTAAGATATCTTTCATATTTTTAATCCCACCGTAATAACCAATCATTTTGCGTGTGGATTGGGGTCATAATCAGGCCGCTCGGAAGAATAGAAGTTAGCTTCTTTATTTCTTGGGGTCTCTTTTTTGCATTATTCATTTCTATCAGAAGTGCAGGCTTATAGCGTTTAATGGTCTCAAGACCTCCGGCAATAACTTCCAGATCGGCACCTTCGCAATCTATTTTAATCAGGTCGACCTTTTCTAGTTTTAACGAATCTATAGAAATAGAGGGCACCTTATAAACTAGATCAATTAAAACTTCTTGTCCGGACAGGCTCTGGGAGCCGCGGGCTGCCTCTTCCGGTCGAACATATCCATACTGTCCCGTTATAAGTCCAGTTTTTATGTTATGAACCGGGAAGGATATCTTTTCCTCCGTAGTGTCGGCTAGGCACACGCGGTTGAGCACGGTGTTTGTGACGTTTTCCGGGGAATTGCTCTCTATGTTATATTTGGCGCAAACATAGTTTTGAGGTGATGCCTCCACAGAGATTATTTCCCCTCCCCCCTTCCGGGACAGATATCTTCCAAACATCATTGACATAGTTCCCATATGAGCGCCAATGTCCAATATAACCGATCCTTTTTTAATGTAAGGGAGGCTGGCTTTTATTATGTGTGAAGACAAGAGCTTTCCTTCGGCTAAATTCCCCACATCTCCGTGGATCCCCTTCAGAGATCCCCCCAGATAGTCGGGCACGTATTGTTGAGGCAACAATAGGGTGCCAAATTCATTCAAGACCTTTACGTATTCCGTAATCACGACTTCTTCGAAGCCTGTGGAGTGTCTATAAGCCATAGATTCTACTTTGGTTTTCATAGCTTTATTCCAAACAGGGCGTCGCCCAATTCTACAATTTCGTCGTCGACAAGGTGTCTGAACGCGGAGTGATCTTTCCATTCTTCATGCCGAGTGAGTACCTTCATCTGTTGAGCATTGCCATCGAACTTCTCACGATCGAAAGAGCTGCCGCTCCCGAAATTCATTACCTTATTCAAGCCGCGATCCGTAAATTCTAAACCAAGGCGATCGCAAATTCCTTTGCGATACTCGGCACTCACAAACCATTCATTAAAGTTTATTACTTCAATCTCTTGATGAGTCTCAGAGCCGTGTAGGGCTTGGCGGGCATGCCGTTTCCATTCTCGGAGGCGTTGGGGCAACTGAGTGCCCACATCAGTGGCCCCGGGGTCGGGAGGGTTCTTCAGCCTCTGTAAGCAAGAGGCAATAAAGTTATAAGGATCCCGAACAATTAAAATTGTTTTTCCTCCATTCTTCATTTCTGCGAAATTCCACATCTCCAAGCGACTGTAGTCCTCCAGAGTGAGATCTTCAATGTTATAGAGATTATCTACAACTCTGGAGAAATCGGAATTATGAAATTCTTGACGGAGTTTGTTGCTGGCTGCTAGGTCTATCTTGTGATCTACAAAATAGTTCTTTACTTCGTGGCCATTGGAATTAGGAACATAATGAACCACCATATGCTCCTTCATGGGCAAGAGGCGTTTATCCGCCCAACCCTGAATGCAGTTATTATAATGTAGGACCTCGTGGCTATTCTGTTGGGCAAACCAATTGACAACGCCATGCTGTCCGCTCCTCTTCATGCAAATAAATAAATAATTCATCTTGGTATTCCTGTGTTCTATTCAAAAGTGTAATTAAAGTATTTTACATCTTCGATGCACTTCTCTAGCATGATTTGCTGAGTTTGTGGGGTATAATATTCTTGATATGGTATTGACTTTGTTTTTCTAGGGACTTGTCCAAAGGGCGATGCCTTACCGCCGGCGACGTCACCGTGATAGGTGCCAAGTTTATCGGAGTATCTTTTTAGCTTCATCTTATCAAAGATATTACCCGTATCGCGCTCTAGGTTCTCGTACCGTCCGATATAATCACTCATTACGGTTCCGGTTTTAGGACACCTAAACCAATCCAACTGGAATCTATGGTATGAAGGATTTACTTGGCAAAATGTTGCACCATCATACATATCTACAAATTTTTCGAACGTACTACACTGATGGCGTCCTTTTCGATTCTCGTACAGTGATACTGCTCGACACCATGGGTTTCGAACGAAACCAAACTTATACGCGGCTTGATATAATTTTTCTCCTTCGACGGCTCCTTTCAGACGATGTAACCCGCTACGATACTCATTCAAATTAAAATGTGTTCTATTACCCACCAATCTGTATCCCTTTTCTATAGGGCTTCGCACCGCTAGGCGGGAAATCGTCGTACTGGCCGTTTTGGGAACTGCAACAAAAATGAATCGATAATTAAAATATTCGCCCCAATACCTAAGACACTTTGTCATAATGTGGCGATGTTGAGCTTCGTCATCGGTTGGAGTTTGCACTTTAGTCTCCTTTTACAATTCGATGACTATCCTCGTCAAAATGCTGTGTTGAGAACTCGAAAAGTTCTGTATCTTCTAGAGCAATCATCTGATGTCTCAGTCCCCGATAAACATGGAAGTTATCGCCACGTTCTAGGATTAATTCATGGGCTGCATTGAGATCGTCACGATCAGAATATTTAACGAGCATTTTACCGGATTGAATATAAAATACTTCATCCTTCTTTACGTGATAGTGCCAGGAGCATCGCTTCCCCTTAACAAAGTACAGCAACTTCCCACAGTACTCCTCATTATTAACAATCCATTTTTCAAAGCCCCACCCCTTAGGGACGAACGTCATTGGTAAAGAAGTCTTCATCTTTAATTCCTTTGTCATCTATATAAATATCGCCAGCTGGCTTTCCTAAAAAGAGGGAATGAAATTTAACACCCCACTCTGTTAGTTGGTTAAACGTGAATACATAAAACAAATCAAATGCATGTGAAGGATTGTTATGTGTTCGTCCCATTCCTCTGGCAGTTTGGAAAATGATTTTATGCCCTTCATCATAGAGGGCATTAACGCGATCTATTCGGTCCTGTAATGGCTGGGCGGTGTCATAGTCGCCGTCCGTAAGTGTACAGATGGTGCCATCAATATCAAAAACATAATTCATTTTATATCATATCCTCGGGACGTAAGCAGTACGTCCCAAACTTTTGTACCACTATTCTAGCACAATTATTAGCGAATTTAAGCGCTGTAGGCATATCTGTTGTTCCTAGGTATTCACATACGAGGGCTGCTAAGAAAGTATCACCTGCTCCGGATACATCAAATACCTCACATTCTTCTGTGGGGTATATAGCGCCATCGTATTTCACGCCTCTGGCTCCAAGGGTTACAATAAGTTTAGCCGACGCACTTATCTGTTTCATTTCATTGCTTTCTTTTTCATTTATCTTTATGAAGCAATGCTCGTAGCATTCAAGATTTTTCTTTTTGGAATCTACAAATAATGGAATACTAGATTCATGGCACTTTCCGGAAAGATATAGTGCTACTTCTCGACTGATAAACCCCTTGTCATAGTCTGATACTACCACCGCATCGTAGCCCGAGATATCTATCTGTTCTGGATCAATAGGTTGTACTTTATTACTCTCTCCAAAATCTGCCCTCAGAAGATGCTGTTTTGTTTTGGTATCAACGAAGCGATCTTTGTAGATCATCTCGTCATTCTTAAGAACATCCACAGAGGCGCCCAGAGCCTCTAGGTTGGCTCCTACGTTCAGACACATGCCTAGGCGCTCTTCCGTATATAAATGCTTTAAAACGGGAACAGGAGCTTCTGGACTAAGACGAGTAACAGAACCGTAATAATAGCGATCTGTACAGGCATCACCTATCAGTAATACTTTCAATGATTTTGGTTGTGGAGTATCCATCTATTCTCTCAAAGTACTTAATCTCTTGAGCCCAGTGACCACCGACGATGGTTTTACCCTTCCAGTCAGAGCCCACTATCATTATGTCCGGTGCTGTGCTCTTTACTAGCTCCTCTAATTCCTCAGGAGTATCAAAGACCTCAACACGATCAATGTATCGTAAGGATGATAGCATAAATTTTCTATCTTCTACATTATTGATCGGGCGGTCAGGTCCCTTGGCTGCTTTAACTTTTTCATCAGAATCTATAGCGACGACCAAAGTCGTGCCTAACAGCGCCCCATATTTAAATAGTTCTAAATGACCGCGGTGCAAGATATCAAAGCACCCATTAATAAATACTGTCGTCATATGAGCGGCAGCGTCTTTCTGATCCCTTCTTCTAAGCCTAGGCGTGGCATAATATAGCCGTTTGTTGAGATCTTATAGTTGTCGCTGCAAGTGTGGGTTTGATATTTTCCTTTTAGATGCTCGGGAAAGGGAACCTCTACAATCTTAGCACCTGTCTCGGCTGCTATAATCTTGGCTACGTCGTAAAACGAACGAGCGACACCAGTTCCCACATTATAGATTCCAGAATGTTTAAAATTTGGTGCAGCGAGAGTCATAGCTACCACATCATCAATATGAACAAAGTCACGACGATAGTTCTCGCTCCCTTCAAAAATCTTTATCTCACCAGTCTCTCGGGCTTGCATCGTAAATTTATGGACTGGGCTGGCCATATCACCTTTATGATGCTCTTCGTGCCCAAAAACGTTAAAATATCGTAACCCAAAAATACGGGCATCAGGATTTAGGTTGATCTGCTGTGTCACGAAGAGGTCTAAAGCAGTTTTACTAATAGCATAGGAATTAATGGGGGAGGGGGCTTGAGACTCCTTTTGCGTACCTTCTGCTGGTCCATACACGGAGGCAGATGAGGCATACACAAATGGGATGCTCTTTTCAATACAAAGCTGAAGCAGTTGCAGACTATATGTTACATTATTTTGACTTAGTAACACAGCGTCCGTTTCTGTGGTAGAAGATATAGCACCAAGATGATAGACGCACGAAACACAATCGGTTTGCTTCAACCAAACCAAAGATTCGTCGGGCGTGAGCATTGTATCGTTTGTTGGATCACAACTAATCACTGGTCCGTCTATGTTTTCCACAAGACATCCACCAATAAACCCATTTGCTCCCGTTACCAAAATCATGCTGTTATAACTCCATAAAAATATTCCAGCGCTTCCGCTACTTTCTTTTCTAATACGTCAATGAGTTCTCCCCCGGACATGTTGCCGTAAGGTTCACTTAGGAACCCAATAAGTTTGGGGTTGGTATATACCCTACAATTAAGCATTTTAGCTTCAGCTACAAGGCGACAGAACGTCTCCAGGACTTGAGGAATGAATACTAGTCCCTCGTATTCACTTAATTTTCTTAAAAACTCATATTGATCATCTGACGCTATCAAATCGAAATTGATTCCCCTGTCTGTGCAAAATTGGATTGCGGCACCGCGGCCTTTGGTGGGGTTTGAGGAATTGACGACTGCAAATTCTTTGGATTTCTCTTTTGAACAATTTCTCAAGAAGTCTAGCTTTTCTGGGGACCAGAGGCTAGTACCGATAGAATGTATAGTAGTGTTCTCTAGATTTTGTGCCATCACTCTCTTGCAGATTTCACTGAGAACTACAACCGCGGTGGCGTCCTGATAAAAGCCTACATTTACGAGCTGATCGTGAGGAATTTTAAAACCCGCAAACCTAGAGGGATCCCGGGTCTTAACATATTTATGATCGTGTTCATAGATTATATACTCACAATTCTTTCTCAGGTGATCTTTAATCTCGGCTGACAGGAGTACAAAATTAGCTACTATTACTTTATCGGCAGAATTCAAGACTTCTTTAGTTATATCTTTAGTATGGACTAAATTAACTACTAATCCGCGGGAGCGGAGATAGTTTATCAGGACTGCGTCGTTATTTTCACCGCCGCCATTGATCTGGTTGCTAAAGAAATCAGCCAGAAAGACGACACGCATTAGAGAATCTCAATTTCTCCCAGTGCCTGCATCCACTCTAGTTCCTCTTCGGAGGGATCATAGATATGCGAAACAAAATCTTTATACAATTTTTCATCCGTAAATGTTTCGAGTATATGATTCTGGAGAGTTGTGGCTTCTTTCCTATAGTGAGTCTCTTTTTCTAGTGCGTCTAGGAGCGCTCGCTTAAAAGATGCTTCACGCGCGTAAGCCCACATAGAGTCTTTCTCGATCACCCCGGGCCAGACAGCTTGGGGTTGCACCGTCTTAACATCATAATCTACTTTGATGATGCGCGGGACTGCCTTCTTTTTCTTGTTAGGCTTAGTAATAAAATCTAACTGTCCGCTCCAAGTTACAGTAATCAATGGCAGCCCGTTATATGCGGCCTCAAACATAGGAAGCCCGTAACCCTCTCCATGCGCAATATTAATCAATGCTTTCATGGTCGGGTGCTGATACAGCCATGTAAGGTTTTCTGGGGTAACCTCGCCATGAATTAGATATACCTTACATTTCCGATCGGGTACTTGTTGCAATAAGGTCTCCAGCCGAGCGGAGGTGAGTTCTCTGTCGCGTACGCAGTCTGAAGCCGTATTGGTTTTAAGAATGAGTCCGGCTGTAGGGTCATCCTTGAATGCCTCGGCGAACCACTTAATCGTATTGTCTAGATTTTTTCGAGGGCCCCACTGAGAGACTGCGAGAAAATTATTCTCCGTCTCCAGATTAATGTTTAGGGGATCCGCATCATGGTGTCTTACGGGATAATTGACACAACTAACTGGCACTGTCACGCCCCAATTAGGCACCTCATTTCCTTGTTGATCTTTTACATCATAGGTGGTTGATTCCATCACTTTTTGAGAATGGGATGACACCGTGATAACACTGTCCATCACCGTATTAATCTTATCAATCCACTGGGGAGATATCTTAGTGGTTTCGATACCGGCAGTATATCCGATGTTCTGATCTGCTATCTTCTCAAATTCATTGGGGACCGTGATTTGTAGCGATAAATCAAATTTGCCGCCGCTTTGAATATGATGAACCGTTTGTTGAGTTTTGTTTGTAATAAAGGAGCGCTCCTCCGACTCCTCAGCTATTTGTCCGGTCTGTCCCCATCCCGTATTAACAATATATATCTCAAAGAGATCTTCTCGGCTTCGCAGGGCGCGGAGAGCGAATCTGGACTGTTCGCCATATCCAGATCTGGACAACAATGGTCCTTTTACTAAAATCTTCTTTTTCATCTAAAAAGTCCTCACTTCGTAGGGGGTATATCCGGTTCGGGTATCCCAGGAGCCAAAGTTCTCATGGATCTCAGTAAAGAGGGTGTCCCACCTTTCGACATACTGATCAAAACTAAATTGGCGCTCAGTCCATTCGCGTCCGGAGGCACCGAGATCTGCTCGTTCTTCAGGGGTCATTTCGTACATTTTTACTAATGCATTAACCACTTGCTCTTCATTGAGACGATCCTCATAAATATAGGGAACGTCTTGGGATCCAATGATAGCTCTGGATGCGGGTTCTAGTCCTATACCGTACCAGTTTTCTCCGTCTGTGAGCTGATCTTGCAGACCACCAGTCAGAGTTGCAATGATCGGAGTTCCGCATGATAGGGATTCCAATGTTGATAGTCCGAAGCCTTCGGCGTCTGCTACATTAATAGTGACGTCGGCTATATTATACATCATGGCAAGATCTTTAGATTCCACTTTATTCTGCGAAAAAAGAACCTGTCGATCTGTGAGACCAAGTTCATGGATAATGGCTTCTAGATCTTGTCCATGGGGGTCCTTAACGTCCGTATGCATGATGAGGGCGGCGTTCTCATGTCCCACCTTGTCCAAGAATGCCTTAAACCAAAAGATTAAGCTTCCAGATTGCTTGCGGCGAGCGTTACGATTATTCCAAAAACAAACAAATTTCCCATCTAGCTGCTGTTCTTTTTTAACCTGTGCAATTTGTTCGGCACTGGCAGGCTTATAAATTGTGCCATCTACAGCATGGGGAATATAAGAACTTCCCACCTCGGGGGTTACTGTCTGAACTATATCATGTGTGAGCTTGGAAATGCATGCCACATGGTCATTGGAGAGGTACCACGGTCGGTTAAAATTAGGGTAAGGATAATTATCCCAAACATGATAATATACCATGGGTACATGCGTCCGGATCTCGTTCTCAATCTGCCACAGCCACGTGTAAAAGCGTGGATCTGTCATGAACCAAAGAATATCTGGCTTTTGTTGGTGGATCATGGCGCGAACTTGTTCTGCATTACCATAGCCATCCACGGGCCAAATGATCCAATCTGTCCCCCATTCGTCGGTCTGTTGAGGCTGGTGATTGGGGTGCTTGATGGCGCCGCCAAAAGAAACAAACTGGTACTTGCCAGTTTTAAGCATTCCTTCAATGATGTATTTGGTTTGTGTTCCCACCCCAGAAGGAGATAATGGATGGTCACTGATCGTAAAGATCTTAATCTTATCTGACATATTGGTTCCTAGCGACAGTGTTCGGTCTTATAAAGCTTACAACGATAGGGCTTTAAACAATTCAACTTGTTTTTGATAGTAACCCCTTTTATTATATTATAGATTGCTTGATATAGAAGTTTAAGGGCGTTTTCAGTTTTCTTTTCGCCACTGGTTACTCTAAATATCTCCACTCTGTCTTTTTTGGCTGTTCTTTTTAACAGCGCAAAATGAGTCTCTACTTGAGATGGATCAATGTTGTGCTTCTGACAGAAGAAATGTTTGTAAAGTGTGAGCTGGTACGTTACGAGCTTCTCAGCCTTTTTCCGAGAGTCCCAGCCCCAAGAGCATGTCTTCCAGTCAAAGAGGTGGTAAGTATCCCCCACTTTCACTACGGCATCCACAAAACCCTTAAAGTATACGTTGAAGTTCTCAATGGGAACATAAAGCATCTCTTCAGAGGAGAAAACCTCATAATCACCGAAATAATCTTCTAGAGCATCTTCAACTTCTGCCAGAATAGCTGGTCCAGCGACTTTCATGTCTTGGACCCGGCCGGCATCAAATTCAATGTTCTTTTCTAGAAGATCTTGAAGTCTTTTAGCAAACCCAAGCTGGAAGACTTCTGCTTCGTTAATATCTTCCTTTAGAAGCTTCTTCTCGCATACATCATGAATGGCTGATCCAAAGGCAGTATATTCATTTCCCTCAAAGGGTGCAACCTTCTCAACCCAGGCTTTTTTGTGGTAGTGGGGACAGTGTGCCCAGTCTTTCATTTCAGAATAAGAAATATGTTCTCGTTTAGACACTTATCACCGTCTCAATCTTATCAAAGAGGACGGGGCTCACCTTTTTTAAATTCCAAGGTTCTTCAAGATAATATTTCTCAAACCCATTCGCGAAATACTCCTGAATGGACGTCGCAGCATAGGGCGATGCAAATAAACCCATTGTCAGATTTAAGAGTGTCGGGTAGCCAACTACATCGGAAAGATACTTATCCCACTGGGCGCTGTACTCAGTATGAGTTGCATGGGCTTTGTGCGGATTAAATCCGTGCGCCTGGAGGATGTGAAAGAGCTTCTTTCGCTTTCCCTTAAATTCGTCAATAAGGTCTTGTGTGTAAATCTCCGTGCCGAAGGCGCTCTCTAGGGAGTGCGCAACTTCGTGGATGAAGTTCTCCAGCATATCATCAATTGTCGGCTCCATATTAGTCATATAAATTGCACCGTTATGATATGTGGCATTGCGACCGTTTAGCTCCCTCATCTCCCCAATATAGACTACATCCACATTAACTAAGATAGCGGACGCAATGGTCTCTTCAGCATCTGCACAGAATTCAGGAATACTCACATGTGGGGGCGGCTCCCCTATGACAAAGACAGGGATGTTATAGATGTAATATTCCATTATTAGCCCAGGAACTCATCTCGTCCTGCGGACATGTTCTCAGCATCGGTGAGTGCCTGCTCATAGCCGCGGAGGAAGTTCTCTTCGGCGATCGCCATTAGAAATTCTGGGAACTCTGCAGCAAATACCTGCACAGCCATATCAACTGTGACAGTTTCTTCAGCAAGAAGTCTTTCACCAATGTAGGTAACTACGAGTTCTTTCAGACCTGTCTCAGTTCCAACAGGATTTTGTAAATCGGGGTTTTCGTTTTCCATCTTAATCTCACAAGTTTTGTGCGGCGAAGGTGGCGACTCTAGACCTCTCTCCCTTATGTAGGGTAATGTGTGAAGCTAGCTCAAAATCCTTGAACTTTTCAACAGCATGAGTTAATCCGTTAGTAGTAGCGTCAATGTAAACATTGTCAATCTGTTCTACGTCACCAGTCAGTACAATCTTTGTTCCTTCACCTACTCTCGTTATTATAGTCTTTAATTCGTGTGTTGTCAAGTTTTGTGCTTCATCAATAATAATAAAAGCGTTTGCTATTGACCGCCCACGAATGTAAGTGAGAGCTTCTATCTCTATTGTACCCTTTTGCATGTAAATGTCAAGGGTTACTTTGTCATTTCCCATTAAAGTTTGCAGATTGTCCTGAATTGGCATCAACCAGGGGGACATTTTCTCCTCCATAGTTCCGGGCAGGAAGCCAATGTCCTTTCCGAGGGGCTGTACGGGTCGTGAGACGATTATGCGGGAATACTTCTGTTGCACCTCGTCTATGGTCTGTTCAAGCCCTGCAGCGATGGCACAGATCGTCTTACCACTTCCTGCTTTACCGATGGCCGTGATGACCTCGATAGACGGGTCCATGAGAGCGTCTATCAAAAAGTGTTGCTCTTTGTTGCGCGGCTTGATTCCCCACACCGTTTTCTTATTGTGCATGAGTTGCCTCAGAGGTACCGAGGGGCTGATGAAGCGTGCAAGGGCTGTCTTCTTCTCGTTGGCGCTTGAAACCAACATCACATATTGATTAGCATGGAGCTTGTGTTCTTCGAGGTACACCTCTTCTTTAGCATAAAATTGATCAACCAACTGGTCATCTACTAAAATGGTAGCATAGCCCGTATAAATGCTTTCGCTGTTATCAACAATCTGATTATTCTGAAAGTCCTCGGAGGTTAGACCCACTGCATCCGCAATAACACGCATGTTGATATCACGCGAGACGAGAATAACCTTTCGTGGAGACTCTCGGTGCTCTCGCAATGCTGTCGCGATGATCAGGTGATCGGGGACACTAAGGTTAAGGTCCTCTGGGAGGTCCTGACGCTTGATTCCTTGCCCGCTGACTGCGCGGACGATGCCCAGACCCTTACGGATGCGCACACCGGTCTCCAGGGAGCCCTGAGAGCGCAGGTCGTCCCAGATACGAATAATCTTTCGTGCCTGCGCTCCGACGGCATCCTGACGCTTCTTATGGTTGTCTATTTCCTCAAATACCTTGAGAGGAACATGAATATCGTGATTTTTAAATGCATATATTGCATCTGCATTGGTAAGATAGACACTGGTGTCTAGGACGTATGTTTTCTTGCGGCTCATATAAACCTTTCAGTTCTATTGTAACTAGAGCTGAGTTTAGTAATGTTACTTTTTGTTAGCTGTCGCAAGTACTGGACACCACCTCTACTGAGTCAGGTTGCAGGTCATCTCCATCCAAAGTAGATTGAGAGACCATACCAGTCGATTCTACGAGAGTGGAGGAAGACTGGATCTTCCCACCTCCCACGGCCCAGAGAAGCTTGATGCCTAGGCGATCGCATACATCCATTTCTGGGGTGTTATCAGTTTTTCGGTCTCCACCATTGGCAAAATAGTCTGGATTCATACGCTCCAGAGCCTCACAAACAGTGTTGTCTGTATCATCTACGTGAGTAGTGGTGGCAACGCACCCAAACCCTTCAATAATCTCGCAGCGCTCCTCAAAAGGCATAAAAATATACCCCTTCTTTCTCATGAGCCATTCATCCGAATTAACAATCACTATGACTTTACCGAACTTAGCTGCTTCTTGCATCATTCGCAAGTGTCCTACATGGACCGGATCAAAGCCACCCGAGACGCAGACTGTGGTGTAAGGGGTGGGGGTTGCTTTTTCTTCACTCATTTCGAACCTCTTTCCTAAGGTAATGTTGGCTGCGGCGGTTGGATTCGAACCAACGACCCTCCGATTAACAGTCGGACGCATCTACCAGCTGAGCTACGCCGCACCATTACTAATTATACAGCATTCTTCTTATTTTTACATCAAATATGGCAGAGGGAGCGGGATTTGAACCCGCGGTGGCTACAAACCACACAGCCTTTCCAAGACTGCACCATAAACCGCTCGGACATCCCTCTTGATTGTTGGAGCGGGTGATCAGATTCGAACTGACGACATTCGCGTTGGCAACGCGATGCTCTACCACTGAGCTACACCCGCTAATACTCTTTCTTTACTGCTAACTGTTTTTCTACTAATAGTTCGTTGATATTCTCGTCTTTGAGGTATATTACACCAATATAACGCCCATATTTACCTTTTTTATCTTTTTGTGTCTGAATAATGACCTCTTTGTCTAGAATAAGGTCTCTAAGGAAATCTCTGGTCTTTAATCCTTCGGGTCTGCTCTTTCCGCGGACCTCTGGCGCATTAATCCCGGCTAATCTAACTTTTATAGTTGTTTTGATCTTGAATCCTAAATCAACTAAAGCTGTGACCGTATCCCCATCATAGACCTTTACGATCAGGGCATTGTAACAGTAGGGCTTTATATCCATAGCGCCATACACTGGAGTGAGCCGCCGGATTTGAGGAACTCAGATGTATCCAACAGATGAACATCAAACCCACGTTCTGTTAGCAAGAATTTTAGTCCTTCATTGCCTGCGGGCATAAGTATATGATCTTTAAATACAATGGAGTTACAAGCAAACCTGTTGGCTTCTTCTTCCGAAACTGCGAGAAGTTCTATATCTTTTACTTTGTTGATAGTGTGCTTGCTGAACGCGCCAGGATAATAGATAGCAAAATCTTCTCTCAGTAGCGAAAAGCAGGTATCCAAGTGATAGAAATTAGGGTTTTTAAGTTTCAGAGGAAGAAGATCCAGCTCAAGGATCTCAGCAGCCCGACGGATAGCCTTAAGATCCGATCGGAACCCATAACCTGCAATCATCTGATTATTCGTTACGATAGTGTCTCCGCAGCCTTCAAAGTTCATCTCCTCAGGCAAGACAAAAGTTTCATATCCCTTTTCATCAAACCACTGCTTGAAGACTTGGCGCTCCATTTTGCGCTCAACATGCTTGAAGTTACTTAATACTACCTTGTTATTATGAACAGTTCCTGCATTGGCTGTAAATACCATGTCCGGCAGGAGTGGCCACTGCCCTATGAGTTTTGTTTTGGCACCTAGAAACTCTAGAGTATTCTTCATATTGAACCACTGCTTCATAACGAGTTCGCTATTTACAGGTTCGCCCTTCATCCAGGGGTTAATAGAGTAGGTGACATCAAAGTGGATAGGGGGACAAAGTAAGACAGTATTGTTCATACTTTATATAGTAGGTGAGAAGAGTAAATGGTCGGAGTGGTAGGATTCGAACCTACGACTTTCGCGTCCCAAACGCGACGGACTGCCAGACTGTCCTACACTCCGATATGGTGGGCAATGAGGGACTCGAACCCCCGACTTCCTCCGTGTAAAGGAGGCACTCTAAACCAACTGAGTTAATTGCCCGAAAATGGTGGAGGTGATAGGGATCGAACCTACGACATCCAGCTTGCAAAGCTAGCGCTCTCCCAACTGAGCTACACCCCCATTATTTTGGTGCCGGCACCATGAGTCGAACACGGGACCTGATGATTACAAATCAACTGCTCTACCAGCTGAGCTATACCGGCGTTGAAGTTATTATACTAGGTCGGACACCAGAGTTTAATACGATTTGACAAATATGTTCTAATCTCTCGACATGCTCAAATGCATCCCATGGGTTATGACCGACAGAACATACTCCATGATTACCTTGTCCAACTACGTCGTACTGTAGAGTACCGGCATATAGACCCAGGGACCTAGAAGTTTCATCCGCGAGAGCCCGGGAGATAGCAGGAAGCACTGGAACATTCGGACCTACTTTAGTATATCTATAGATCTCTGGAAATTGGAGTGCCATGCTTTTAAGATCCCACCCTGCGTACATCGCCGCTACGATGTTAGTAGAATGTACATGGAGCACGCATCTAGTTTGCTTGGCATCCTTGAGGATTTGCCAGTGCATTTCCAACTCTCCGGAAGGACATTCGCTATCATTTACTACCACTTCGTCATTATGTATCCGCAGAGATTCAACAAACTCTGGATGTATAAGGTTCTTTCTCACTCCTGAAGGGGTAATATAGATTTTACTTTCTCCGGTTCTCCGGACTGAGCAGTTGCCGTCGCGAGTGGTAATCCAGCCGCGCTTGTAGCATTCCCTCATTACATCGCCGATAGCTGTTATCATTTTAGTTTAGGATCCAGAAGATCTGCATAGGGGTCTTTATCAGCCTCTATATCAGCATGTGTTAAGACATGCGTAGGATAAGTAACTACCACGTAGAGATCATGAAACATCATAGGGGCAAGCTGGCGAATATAAGATGAATCTTCCTTACAAAGACAATCTATATAAAGAGTCATCCCAAGAGTCCCAGGTTGGATATCGTACATGGCGTCTGCGCCCCATTCAAGGGCGGCTTCTAAGATAATGTTATCTCTTTCTAAGGGGGTCACTAATTTTTCTTTCGTCTAGTTTTCTTATGGAGCTTTTCAAATAATAGCTTTTTCCATAAGGTTCCTTCTATCTCTTCTTTGGACATTCCCAGCGAATAAAGTCCCGCCAAGATTAATCTTATCTCCCGGTTAGAGAGATACACTGTCTTTAAAAAGGCTGGAAGCTTCTTTTCTTTCTCGTCGGACATATCAACTGGTCCCTTTCTATTCCTAATAAATAGTGATGCGTCTACGTATTCCCCTCTTTCCAGAGGAACATTGCTTCAATTGGCCAATAGACTGTCTTCCCAGTATCCAATACTTGTATTTTACATACTGTGATGGATTTGTCAAGTACCAGACCCACGAATCGCGATGGAAGGGGTGAGGATTCCGAGCGCGCCGGATCTAAACAGATTACGATATCCCCTATCGTTGGGCAGATCTTAGACCGAGAGTGTCCCAACCGCCCATTTCCCATTTTTGATTCATCACGTGATTTATTCGGTTAAAGTGTAAGAAACCCAGGGCATGTCCCAATTCATGTTCTAATACTGTTTCTCGTACGTCGGGACGCATATGAATGGCGGCCCAGCTAATCTTGCCCGTGAGGTTATCAACGAAAAAGCGGGTCTGTGCGAGCGCTTCTGGGTCTAAGCGGGTTTCTTTAGCTACTAGATGAATTACAATGTACCCCCAAGGTCTTTCGGATGTGCATGCTCCTTCGGGATCATCCTTATATCTAACCTTTTTGAATGTATATCCTAGATTTTGCCAGAATTTGACGGCACTTTTAATCTGTATTTCACTTACGGGCGCATGTTCGCACACAAGCACCACTGGAGGGCGTGACCACATTGCGACCTGCGGAGGAACATTATTTACAGCTGGAACTCTCGGATAGTTAGCGATGGTCTCGGATGCATCCACTGGCTCCACTAAACTCACAATGGAATATGTCATTAGAGCAAAATATAAAACCACCGAAACTAAAAAACGGACTGTATCAGACATACTATATTTAGTTTACATCAAGCGTTTTGTAATAAACTCTTCCTTCAACTCGTTGAGATACTTCGGGTTTTGGGATAAATAATGTTAAAACCTTACCTAGATCATCTTCTGGGCGCCAAATAAGCTGCAGGATCCCCATATCCTCAGACCACAACCAATCAAACTCATTACCTAGCTTTGTTTCATAAGAATCTATGCATGCATATGTATTGGTAGTTAAGGCTGCTACTGACATGTCATGAAGTGCATAGCCACTATTCAGCACAACATTTGTGCCACAGATAGAAAAGAAATACTCTCCTACCAGGTCTTCCAGGATCGCTAAACTTACATACCCTGATATTAGTTCTGTTTCTAGTGTTTCGGTACAGTTAAAAACAGCCGATGATGTAGACTCAGGATCAGCCCACCAGCATGACATGAGCGCATATAGCTCTCCATATTCTTCTTCTCTAACGTCTTCAGGGGTGAGAGGGATGGCGCATGCTGTTAAAATTATTAATATTATTAAAGTAAATAATTTATACATGCTGTTATAACTAGCAATATAATTAATATTATTAAGAAGATACAGAAGATTGCAGTGGTGGCTTCTTTAAGATAAACTAGCATTCAATATTATAATATATATTATATTTGTAGGTGTCAAGTAAAAAGTATATTTTTATTCACAACAGTCGTGTTTATCTTGATTATCTTCCCTATTGGATAGTTTAACCCACAGACCCCAGAGGATCGGAATTGCTAACCAATGAAAACACAAGATAAGAGATGCGGGGATTCCAGCATAGAAAGCTGGATGTACATAGTTCCCCAAGGCGCCAAAGATAATCGGAAATACAACGTCCTCGACAATCTCCCACCCAACAAATATGATAACAAAAGCTAATCCATTTTTCCTCAGGAAGGCTCTTAACCTCTCTTTGGAGAAGTTGGCCAACTTGTGAGAGATTCTAGATTTTAACCATGTAATCATAAGTTTTTTGGTGGAGGTGCACGGAGTCGAACCGTGGTCCTGAGAATACCCTTGCAGGTCTTAATCCCAGTCGAAACCCAAACCACCCCCATTTGGATGTTGACATAAGTAAATATATCAGTTATTATAGATCATCACTAAAGGAATCTCTAATCTTATACTTATTCTTCAATTTATTAAACTGTAAATCTGTAATACCTAATATTCTAGTGCATTCTTTATTACTGTTTCCAATGCTAATGACAGCATTGTATAGAGCTTCTTTAACAACTTCTACTGTGATTGACCAAAGGTTAAAACCATACAATCTTCCAGCAGTTAGCCGGCTTGAGCACTCTAGTTTAAGGGCTAATAGTTCTTCCAGGGTCAAGGATGAGAGCATTATTTCAAATGCTTCATTAGACTTACCTTCTTTTCTCAGCTTGTTAGAGAAGGAAATATTTCTACTAAACCCCTCAGTACGGGATTTTGTCATAGGGTTCTACAGGAGATGTTCTATAATATCATCAATGTCCAAGAACTTTAAAACCTCTTGGAGTTCAAAGGCCGGCATATCAGTTTCTGCATCAACACCATTCTCTGGTTCATCTGCTACAGCATCGGCTGCAACTGCAGGCTCTGGGACGTTAGTTTGCAGCTCACCTTCAAATTTCTCAAAATATAGAGCCAAGTTCTTCATGAGATACTCTTCAAACATTGCAGTATCTTCTGGGTTATCCAGATCATCAAAGGCTCTTAGGATTACTTTCTCGATGTCTCCGAAGTCTGTGAAGGCTCTATTGCGACCAGTTTTATCTTCACCTTCAATTCCAAATTCGTCTTTTTCATCCACTTCGACTTCTTCAACTTCTTCATCATCAACGTTGATAAAGTCTGGGTCGTCTTCCGGACGATCGCCGACGTCAATGTCGATCTCTTCGTCAATTTCTTCTGTGATTTCCGCATCTTCTCCGGCTTCCTTACGAGACTCTTCTGGAGCCAGAGAGTTTTTAACGGCGTTCAGGATGTGGTTCTTGTATGACTCACGCTGCTGCAAGTCGGTAGTGAGAGATTTGTATCCGGTCTGGAGTACTGAGAGTACATTAGTATTCTTCAGGAGATCTTCAAGGGCATTGATGCCCGTGCTATCATGTTTGGCCACAGAGGCAACAGCTGCTTGGCTTTCAGAGAGCATAGAACGTACTACAGCTCGTAGTCGCTCTTCGTTTTTGTGCTCAACAAGCTTACTTTTATTACGCCGGCGCAATACAGCTGTAATGGCTTTCCGTACGTTCTCACGAAGGATTAATTCTTCTGCAAATTCTTTACGATCAATCATCTCTAGCCCACCGTTATACCTAATAAATAGTCCATTACTTCAGTAACCAACTCTTCTTTTAGGAACTCGTCTTTCTTACGCTTCTTCTTTTCAGACCCTGCGACATCCGGGTACCTCGGTTTCGCACCCAGAGGAAGTGAATACCCGGCGATACCACTAGAGGAGACACCTCCGACGCCGCCGGCAGCACTTATCTCATCTAACTCACCGCCAAGAACTCTCATTATATCATCAACATCGACATCATTTAACTCGTCCGGTAATCCAGCAAGGAATGTCTTATCATCATTATCTACCAATGCCTTACGCATTTGAGTGGCACTAACACCACCCATCTGTGGAGGGATCGGAATTTCTGTAACTTCAACACCTTCTCGACGACCCGCAGCTGTCTTGAATCTACCACCCTCGACATCCTTCTCGCCGAGAACAAGGAAGAGGTTGTCTCCCATATCAGCTTCTTCATCAATATATTCATATACAGAACGAACTGGGGTAATATCTGATACTCGTACATCAACCTCGCCGGGCAAGTACTTTTCATATATTTTCCATACATCGACTGCTTGCTGCGGGGTAAGACCTTCATGCACCTTGGGAGAGACGAAGATAATGATCTTATCCACTCCCGGGTTCTCAAGTACTGATTTGGCCACATTGAAGTGTCCGCCGTGTGGTGGCTTGAACTTTCCAGGGTAGAGAGCAACATTTTGCCCTAACTGCTCGTTGAGGGTGAAGTCAATGGTACTCACAATCCCCGCTGGAAGCTTCAGATGTCCTTGTAGTTCCTTCTTCTCTGCCAGGGCAGGTATGCCCTTGCGTCCGTACTTAAACAACCCTAGAATCTGATTCATTGGCGCGAAACCACCGGTGAATTTGTACGTATTGCCGTCGTAGTCAAAGACGAATCCTTCGGCAGCTGAAGATACACCTTCGATATTCTTAAGCTTTTCCATCTGGACTTTGAGAATTTCCATAGCATCTTCATTACCAGAGGCTTCAATAGCCTTGATAGCTTTATCTACTTCGGCTCGCTGTCGTTCTAGTTCTTCATCACTGTCCAAAACAAAGGCGCTTTTAAGGCTACGAAGCATTTCAACAGCAAAATCATGGATGATATCTTCAATAGGAAAGATAATTTTCTTAAGATACTGCGGATAGTTAGAAGCTAAATGTTTAACTCTATCATTCACTTCGGGGTCGTCGGCCACTTTAAGGATTTGTCTTGTTTCAAGTCCCCGAACCTTTTTGGGACCAGCTTCACCCTCAATAACCCCATAGTAATCTTCCATGATTCGCTTAATCAAGAGCTTCTTAGCATCTCGGTTAAGTTCGGGAATCTGTTCGGAAATAAGTTTATCCAGGCTTTTCACAATATAGGTTCCGATACTATCGTTATCGCCTACACCCACATCAGACATAAATTGATCTAGTCGCCCTAACGCAATCATTAAATCTTCGTCATTACCTAAACCTTCAAGGTTTCTAATGGCATTAACCTCAACCTTAAAGTCTCTCTTTGACATCTTATCTTGAGTTCTCTCAAGTGCTGCTTGAAGTTTAGCCGCTTGTTCTTCGCCAAAGTCTCTCCCACTTTTATCTGGAATGGGTTTGCCAGTTTCTCGGTCGTAAGCAGCATGTCCTGCTCGGTGAATCAGGAATGTCTTCTTATCATAGTTAATGACATTGGCACTACCTGGATCCATGACCTCGGCATTATAGTAGATATTAGTATCCGGACCAAACAGTTCTAGTTGCTCCTCGTCAGAGAGTGATTCTACAGCTTCCTCAAAAGCATAGAATGAATTAACAAAAGCGTCGGTGAGAGCACCTCGTCCCTCAAACTTAGCAAGAAGTTCAGCCGGAGTCATACCGCCGGCTTTGATATTCCCTTTGTTACGAGCTGCCCGAACAGTTCCGTCCTGGACATTATAAGAAACAAACAGGTTTTGTCCATCTGTTTTTTCAGTCCCCTGTAGCTCACCAGCCGAAGCTGCATGCATTATCTCCTTAATCTGACCAAAGGTCATATAAGGATTGTCATAAATGTGGGACATATGTCCAAAGACGCCGCCCATGGGGTTACTCCTTAGATTCTTCTAGAACCTGAACTTGTTCTTCTAGAACATTAACGCGCTCTTGCAAGCGTCGCATTTGGCGCCTTACCTCTTTGAGATTTGCCTTCGCACGTTCCATGCGTAAAGTGTCAGTCTTGGTACGGGGTGTAATAGCCTCCAGTACTTCAGAGATGGACTGCAGATAGCTGGCCAAGCTGGGCTTAGAGGTTTTACCTTCTTGCAAGAACTCTCGCGTCATTCGGCGAAAGTCCATGATTAGCCCTTCTTGGTCTTGTTAGTTGATCGCTTGCGAGCTGCCTTTTTTGGTGCAGGAGCTAGATCCTTCTCGGCTTGGTCCCAATCGGCGAGTCCTAATTTTGGAGCCTTTTTCTTAACAGACACTTTAGGTGCCTCTACGGACTCAGGGGCTTCAGGTGCTGCCTGTGGTACAACCTTCGGGGCTGCTTTGACTTTGGGAGCTGCTTTGGGAGCAGCCTTCTTTGGCGCTGGCGCCTGAGCCTTAGGGGCAGCTGCTGCTGCTCGGCGTCGTTTAATCCATGGTGCTACCATTTTACTTATTCTCCTGTTTTACTCGCTCAATGATTCGGCGAGTGATTTCTTTTGCTTCACGAACAGAGATCTTGCTCTCCGATGTGGTAAAGACATTACGACCACCTACAGTCTGATCGCGATGGGGACGTTTTGCCTTCTTCTTCTTTGGAGTCGCTGTATCTTTGCTCATGAATGCGCGGGGGAATCCGGGGACATCCGTTGGGTCCTCTTCTTCGTCGGCTATCTTAGCCCACTTGCCGGCACCTTCTGCAACAGCCTCATCCTTGCGGTCGTCCTCGTAGTCATCGTGGTCATACTCGGCTTCGTCGCGTTCGTGGTCTCGGTCGTCCCGAAGCGCGCGAAGATGTCGCTCAATCTCTTTGATGTGATCGTCGTCAGCATGCTCGTTCTTCCAGTCGTTCCAGGCTTGGTCTTCGCCGGAGTCTTCCTCTAGAGCCTTTCCGTGCTTGAGGTCATCAATAGCCTCTTCTTCATCCTTCTCGGTGCCTGTAAAGGCAGCCGGGCTCTTGCCCCAGTCGTCCTCTTTACGATACATAGCATCGTCGCCCTCTTGGACGGGGCAACCACACTCAAGTCCGTGCGGACCATCATGCATCTCAGCGAGTTCCTCAGCTGCATCTTCGCCAGCCTCTTCGCCCGAAAGGACGCGGTCTGCGTGAGCTACGTCTGCAGGTTCATTCTTCTCTTCTTTAAGAAGTCCCCACTTCTTCATCAACTTTGTGTTCATTTCGTTGTTTTTCCACTCTTTAAGTGACATTTTAGGTTCTCCTGAATCCGAGAAATCTATCTCGATGTTAATTTTTCCTGTCTTAATTAGGTCCTCAAAGTCCCTAAAGATCAAATTTCCTCTCTCATACGCCTCACGTTCCATATCACGGAGGTGTGGGTCTTCCTGAGCATACCCAGGCGACGTAGAATCGGCACTGGTAAAATCGCCCCGACAGTTTTGGGCGTGATGCACAAGCTCATGTGATAAGGATCTCATGACATCCTTGGGGTGGCGCCCATCTGTATAGAGTACCACTTCAAGCTGCTCAGGATCGTAATATGCTGTTTTTCCTAGCATTTTGGCTGCATTATCTTCATCACTTTGAAAAATAATGCTCACTGGCTTATCGAAACCAAGTTGTTCCTGAGAGTAAGGGAAGAAGTTGTCTACCCACTGCTCTAGATGATATACATTACCGATGGTGTTATTTACGCACTTGTGCATGGTCTATTAAATAGTTGAAAAGAGGAGAAAAAGAACTCCCCAAAGATGATACATGAAAACTGCTATGTATATTAAGTTTAAAGCTAGTAAAATCTTAAAGACTTTGCGACGGAACCTTTTGCGAAAATAATAAAGGATGTAAATCCCCACCCCACTCAGTCCAAGTTTGGCCACCACAAAAAGAAGAGGTGAGACCTGTAAAAAGAAATCCATTATAGGATTTGCTTCAGTAGCTAGGTCGTTTGTTACCCAGAAAAGAGTTGCAGACAGATCAATGAGAATCAACACTGCCAGAATGTAAACCAGTCTGACAATGTTTCTCACTACTTATTCCTTCAGTTCCTGCTGTTCTCGTCTTGCCTTTCTCCATATCTGTCCCGGCGTTAAAGGGGTTTCTTCACTGTCGTCCTCGCCAGACTCCTCAAGCACCTCCGACTTAGATTCCCAACTAGCAAACACCTTATCGTTCTGTTCGCCTCGACGGCTCACAATCAGCGCCTTTAGAGAGTCTACTACTCGTTCCACCCGAAGAAACTTTGGTTGCTGCCAAAAAGGAAGCAAGATGTGCAAGAGCATCGCTGCTCCAGATAATAGAAGCAAGCCCGCCATTTGAGCTGCTCGCATTGAATGACGAAGCCAACCTTCGCCTTTAAGATGATTCCAGTCCCACATTATTCCTGTACTCCTGTTGATGCGTCACGATGACTCATCGTTTTAAATACTTGGTCTAGCGCTTTATAAGCAGCTTCAATTGTTTTTCTATCTTGATCATCGATAGGGGGAGTTGAATCTCCCGACATCATGGCATGAAGAGTCTGAGCCTGATTCATGATGTGAAACAGCGCCTGCGCCGTATAATCAATATCAGCAACTTGGTTTGAGTTGGGAAGATTGTCTAATCCTCCCATGGACATCCCGCTGGTCGAACCCATGGGCATTTCTAATAAGACAGAATTAGATTGTGCAATCTCTTCATTGATTAGTTTTTGTAATTCGGAACGTGTAATTTTCATTTTTTGATTTTCCTCAAGATTCATTTATTTTTGTTGGCACGCGCGCGACCGGCCGACGTCGCGATCAAGCGCTTCATAAAACTCTGCAACTCTGAGCGGAAGTAGGTTAAATCATCATCGTCGGCTATTTTGGTTAAGATCTTTTCAATATCACTTAAAATGCCTCGCTCTTTAGTATCTACACCTTGTAAAATCTTACCAGCTCCAACATCTCTGGACCGACTTAGAGTTTGTTTTGCATGATCGCCCTGAGTTTGCGCTTTTGTCCCAAAACCTGCTAGAGCGTCTTCGCCTCCTGCTGACACTTCTTGCATGCCACCAAAACCACCATCGCCCATTCCAACCATAGCACCACCGGCGTAGTCCCCCATGGCACCACCAGCGACATATCGCTGTTGATCCGGAGGAAGCGCCACCACGCGCTGAACGGGCATCGGGTGTGCCCCAACTCCTACAAGCTCGTTGAGAGCCTCTCCTAGCGCTCTGGTTGCCTTGAAAGCGTGCTCATAGGCGCCGTCATAGATGGGCTCGTCTAGAGCCTCTACGAGCTTCTCTGTGGCTTCTCTAGCTGCGAGGGCAATCTCATATTTTTCGTTTGCCTCTTCATCACCCATATCCTGCTCATTGTCATCGGTATCTGCAGCAGGCATCCGATGCGGAACGCCTTCTGGGGCTGACGGTTCGTTGATACCTCCGCCGGTGAACATAGCTTCTCGTACGAGAGCTTCTAGTTGTTTATAATCAATTGACATTTTTTTAGTCTTTTCCTTGATCAATATCCGGAAACTTCCTCTTCACGGCCGCGCGGACTTTCGCCTTTTCCTCTGCAGTCCCGTGTTTGGACACCATGGCCAAAGCCATCCGTGCATGCTCTTCATCGGGGATAGGGTAAGAACCTGCCTGTTTGCCTTCGGGGCCCTCGCCTTTACCTGGAAGGGCAAAGTCACTATCAGGTAATGCACGCCTTTCGGCGGCCGAGAGATCCTCTTCCTTGAGCATTTCATCAATTAATGCAGCTGGATCGAGGTTAAATACTTCAATCGCTTCCGCATTCGTGAGTACTACTTCTACTTCTTCTCTAATAATCTTCATTAATTCTGATTTCTTCATAACTGTGCTCCAAGCCTCTTATAATTAGTCTTTACTATCGGCTTCTTTGATTTCTTTTTTAGCTCTGAGTACTTTTGCTACGGTTGCTTGTGCTCTTTCTTGTCCATACCCTTTGGTTCGCTTCATACACTTTACTTTGCCGTCAAAGGTCTTGCGACTAAAACAATCATCACCCTCACCCTCGGCTTGTAAGCCATCAGGTTCCATATATGGATGATTCTTAAGATATGTTTTCATCTTATTTTCTTGTTTCACGTTTGAGATGCCACCAGGAAAAACCTTTTTGATTCTAATGTCTTCAATCTCGGGGAAATCATTTCGTAGCTGCTTGACATCACTTAGGTGGATGTCCGAGTCGTCAAAGAAGTGAATACTCTCGATCGAAGT